AACGTTCGCTGTTATGATTTTTTAAGTAGCAAATAATTATAAAGGCAGATGGAACTACTTAAAAAATCATAACAGCGAAGCGGAAATTCAAGCCTCACTTATAAGAAACTCTTATATTAAATTGGCGCTAACACAGCCATGAGTAAAAGCGTCAGGAAAATTGTAAAGACAGCCAACGCCACTTGTTTTTATCGGAATTTGATATTTTATTATGGAGAAAAGCATTAGTGATAATCTTGCGAAGCATGTTGAATTATCAAACGACAAATTCCAAAAGTATTATAATTGGTTGCGTGGTTTAATTGCTATAGCTGGAGGCTTGGTAGCTATTTTAATATCTTTAAAAAGCGGAATTTCAAAAAACCCAAATCAACACAAATTATTTATTTCTACTATAGGATTACTATCCGCAGGTATCCTTTTTGGATCAATCGTATTATATCAGGAAGTTTATATTGCAGGCAAATATCTTCAAGTGATGCACGATCACATAAAAGAACAATTTGAGGGCTACAAAGGAGACTTACTTGGCTGGATAGAAATCCCAAAAATTTATAAAATATGTTCTTACCTATGTATAATTTCTTTTGTTTTGTCGTTAATATCTCTTGTAACTTATGCGGTATTTGCCGATTTGCCATAGTTTCTTTTAACAGTATAAAAAAATATTAGAAAAATTTAGAGGCATGATTGTTAATTTACAAACACAGCTTCATAAATCGCTTCAATAATGTACGTGTCTCTCCCTCTCCAATATTGGCAGCCTGCAGTCCTCCAAATCTTCAACAAGGGAAAGAAGTTAAATTATGTAGTCCAGATCATGTTATACTGGTTTATTGGGACGTTAGTACTTTCTTTAGGGCTTAATGCGAAAGATATTATAAAATATTTTTTAGGGAGAAATAAAGAGAAAGCCAAAACAACGACATCACAGCAATCCCTAAAAGGTCTTCAGAATCAATCCACGAAAGATACTTCCAAATAGATTTCAAAACATAATTTTTCGCAGCTTTTACATTTTCAAATCAGTATCATGTTATGTTGTTAGAAAATGACAAAGGCAGTCATTTTCGCTTCGCCTTTTAGAACAACAATTTTCCCGCCCCTTTTGCCCTCACTTTCCCGGCGCTTTGGGGTTGCCTTCTTGAAAACTTACAACCCCTGCTAACCAAAATAACATAAGAGCTAATTATAGGCTTTTTTCATAATCTGATTACTTTGTCCTTATGAATTTTTATTAATTATTGCCAACGCTTCTTAAAAAAAAGATTCTTATATTTAATGTGTCGACAAGATAGGAAGCCGGTTGCCAGTAGATTAATCTAATACCGCAACCACTTCCGATAAGCCGCAAGCATCCAGTTTGCGGTTTCTTTTTTCTATAATGCCTTAAGAAAATAATTAATAAAAATTCAAAGAACAAGAACGGCCTGCTAAGTTGCGATCTTTTAAATAATCTTTTTTTAATTGCAGAAAAGATCGCAACGCTTATGCTAAGGTAATAATTATTTTAATGATTGCTTTAATTCTTCAAAATTCTTTTCTACTGCAGGCACAAAAAAAGGATGAGGCTTAATACCGTTTCTTAAAATACTTCTCGCTATTAAATAAGCAGCCCCATTACCTTCAATTCCTTTTCGTTTCACCCATCCCATTATTCTCAAAATAAAATCATCAAAATTTCCGCCTGAGCCACCTTTAAATTTTGCCGCATATTCTTGCCACGTTGCGGGTAATGTGCTTACGTAAGCTTCGGCAAATCTTCGTGTTCCAAACTCAATATAAGCGGCATAATTAGCGGCCACAACTATTTTAGTTTTTACTTTTACATCACCGGTATTTGCCGGCTCAAATGAGATGGCGTTTCTTAAAAAACCTTCATCAACAGGGGCATTTACTTTTGCCTGGTTAACTGTTTTAATAGCAAAATTATTCAGCTTATCAGCCATGATTTTATTTATGTCCTGCTTTGCTTTGCTGAATTTTGCCTCTACGCCTTTTGTATCTATATTTAAAGTAAGCCCCATATTAAGTAGTTGTTGCACTGCACCGGCATACGCAGTATTTACGGTTGCCTTCATCTAAATAGGATATGGATTTTATTTGCAAAACCTTACTATCATACTCAATAATAAAGTTTGATTTTACTACCCTGGTTTTTTCATATCTGAAGGTTACTTTATAATCATAATTCCATAATGCCTGCTCTTGCCCTGTGTATAATGAACCGCTCCTTGCCTCTACTTTTGCCCAAATACTATAGAACTGATCAACTACAGCGCTAACACCCCCGCCTGCATCTTTAGATGTAGTGTAAGATTTTAAAGTAATCTTCCTGTTCATTTCTCCTATCATTACTTTATATTAAGTAAGTGTTTTAATATATTTATTCATCTCATCAATTTGCTTTGATTGACTTTTTATAATATCCTTTGCCAATCCAACAACATATTCATCTTTACTTTTTGCAATTGCCTGTTTACTCATTGTTAATGCCATTTGGTGATGTTTTACCATGGCCTGCAGCCAATCTTTATCACTAAATTTATTCATTGGCATAGATTTCTTAAATTCAGTTAATGCCGATATAATTTCATTTGTCTGTATCATACGCCTCTTACTTGTTGTAAATATACTTTTGCATTATCAGCAATTTTGCCATCACCGCGGTTCTCATACATATACGCTATCTGGCAAAGTATTGCTATTTTATAATTTGCCGGCAAGGCGGTAAACCCTGCATTATATTCAGCAGTAAAATCACCATCGTAAGGCTCATTAAGATTGGATATTACCAAAGCATTCCCGTCCATATCTTTATAAATCACGTCTCCAATTACCGGACCGAAAGGAAGAGTAATATCTCCCAGGCCGTTATGAATTTTTGCCTTTACATTTCGGTTTATAAAAGAAAGGTTTGCGTAGTTTTCACATACACCCCTTGCTGCTGAAATAAGCATGGTTATTAAAGTATCATCATCTGTCACATCTACACGCAGCCAGTTTTTTGCCTCATCAAGTGTTATCCATTCACTGTCATTCTCCTCGCTGAATTTCACATTAGTAACCGCATTAAAAGCAATGCCGGTGCCGCCAATAACACTTAGCCGGTTACGCTTTGCATCTTCACTGTCGCCTTCAAAAATGTAACTCATATTATTTCTTTTTTACAATTATCAATTCTTTATAAAAATGGATAAATTCAAATTTATTATTAACCACATCTTCAGTTTTTAAATGCTCATAATTTAGCTGATGCGTTAATTGCTGAAAGTAATGCATGGAAGTATTTGCAGATAAGTCTTTGCTTCCTTCATATTCAGTATCCTCAAAATAGCTTGTATGCACATCTTCAATAAAATAAATATCCCCGCTCTGCAGCAGCGGAAATATCATCTCAAATGTTTTTATGGTTAGGCTGTTGTTGTGGCTGGCATCATCAATAATAATTCTTTTATCAGATCCTTTTTCCCTTTCCAATATTGAAGCAAATAAATTTTCATCTGCTTGAGAACCTTGCCAAAATTCAGTCCGGTCATTAACTATATTTATTTTATCATAAAGATCAATGCCAATTATTTTACCCTGCACAAAATAATCATACCACATACGCAGGCTTTCGCCGCCCCTGTCTGCATAATGATAACCGCCAACTCCAATCTCAACTAAAGAAATTTTATTATTTCTTAATGGTTCAAGGTATAGCTCATAAGTTTTGCAATAATCATGGTAAGTGCTGCTTTTATCAGTACCGTATTTTAAAGCAAGGTTATCTAAGCTTTCCATGGCCATGTATTTACATAAGTTTCTAATTGCGGTTTACTCATTTCTTTCACCTTATAAAACTCCTGGTCATTCTTTTTAAAATGCGGGTGATTGGTGCTGCTGTTTGCCCCAATAAAGTGATCCATGTGATACATTTTCCCTTTTACCCTTTTCACTTTTAAGTCAAGCATATTAAACCTGTCATACCGCTCGCTATCTTCGGGGCCCCAGCTTACAAAGTTTTCATTTTCCATACCGGCATTAATAAAAGATTGTTTACTCATTACAACTGCATGTCCTACGCTGCTATGCGTTTTAGGCAGGCATTTACTAATATTAATGTCATACACATCTAAGCTTTCAATCACATCGTTAAACATATAGCGTGGCACTCTTGCCACCCTTCCGTCAAAAGGATAAACAATATCAGCGCCTTCATTAATTAATTTAACCGATTCATAAAGCTGTGCCGGCGGGCAAATATTATCCCCGTCCCAATTAACAACTACCTCAGTTTTAGCTTTCTTAACTAAATCGTTTATCATTTTTGTACGATGAAAATGCGGCATATGAAAGTTTACATAAGAAACATATTCACTCATAAAAGCAAACTCATTTCCGCCCTGCTCGCCAATAATAATATTAGTATTAAAATTCTTAAGCATAAAGCCAACCGTAAGCATTATATTTAGCTTCCTGTCTAAGTGATCGTACATTACCGGAATAATAAATGTTGTATCTTTTAAATCAATCTTATCATTGTTCATCTTCCATTCACCGGGCCAGTAATCTTTCTCATCATACCGCAAAGCATCAAAGTTTTTTGCAGGCCTTATCACATTTTTACTGTCTGATAAATAAGCGCCCCACCAGCTAAAAGTCGAGTTGCTTATAATAAAATTATCGCACATACTCATTAAACATAGCTGCTCAATATCATTTAAACCATCCGCAAAAAATACATTTTCCAAAGCTTCAAAATGCAGCCTGCAGTAACTAAAATCATCTGTAAAAATGATGATATTACAATCACTGAAATATTTATAATAAGCCGATAAATAATAACTTACAGGAACCTGGTAATAATTTTTGTTGTTTACAAAATCACCGCGGCGGATGCTTATTGCAACAGTATGTTTTTGAAAGGCGCCGGAAAAATTAGATTTTAATCTTTCTTTTATTTCTGCCTTAAACTCAAATTGTTTTCTCACCTCACATTCAGCATTAGCCCAATATTTTTCTGATTGAAAAAACCCCTCCAGATCATAATTTATAGCACTGTCAAGCTTAAATAATTCTTCATCAAAATGGAAGAACTTCTCTTTTAAAACTGTTGAGTTTGCGGCGCCATCATGCGGCAAATTATTTTCAAAATAATCTTCGTAATTCCATAAAGGGAAACTGCATGTTGTATCATTAGCTTTAGCAATACCCATGCAGGAAGCCACTTGAAACAATTGATTTCCAAGCCTGCCTAAAGTTCCCAAAGAGGAAAAGGTTATCATGCTGGTACTTTAATTTTATTCTTTTTATTAATCACATTCGGTTTATTACCCTGTAAATGTCTTAAAAGAATTGCTTCAGTTTTCGCCGGGTCAGCATCAGCACTTTCAGCTACATTGCATCTTATAAGATAGCTTCCCATACTTTCATCAAAATCAACTTCTTCTCCCGGCTTCCAGTTAATGTGTTTTTTTAAAAACCTTATCAGCATAAATATTTATTAAAATAAAACCCCTGTTATATTTCAAACAAGGGTTTTACATAAGATTAAAAAATATTAGCTCAATTGTAAAACGCCCTTTACAATAGCGGCATTATTAAATATTGCCAACGTTGCACGCTCTTCAATCCTGAACATTAATTTATTTTTCTTAGCCAAGGCGGCATCTTCAAACAATCTTAACTCAGGCTGCATCCGCTTTACAAACATGGTGGCATTTTTATCAAAGCTTAAAAAAGTATCAAACGCCATTTGAGTAGTTGGCACTACATCAAGTCCGCCAATGGTAAGCTTGCCATTTACAAAGGCAACTGAGCCAAGCGGTAAATCATACTCACCGCTGCCCGTGGCTTTATTCAATCCAACCCTCACAGCATCTCTCGGCCTTAATACTGTAGTTGTACCCTGGTAAAATTCATTGGTAGCATCTACTATCTGGCCGTAAGCAGCATCAATTACCCTGTCAACAAGGTTACTGTAGTTTCCATTGTAGGCAGATGCCGCAGTTAACAACCCGTCTACAGGCTGGGCAGATGATGTGCCGTTTAAAATAAATGCGTTCTCAGCAGTCTTTAAGCTGATAAGCATTTTGTTTTGAATGTAGCTATTTAAAAAAGCAATATCATCAAGCATTGCACGGTCAATTACCACAATACCGGCTATCCATTTAAAATAACCAGGCTGCGCAATTAAATTCCAATCCATTTCCGGCTTATCAGTAGTAGGGTCTTCCCACACAGCGGCTCCGCCGTCCTGGCCGTTCTCTTTTGGATAAACCAACTGAGTACCTGTTGATGTTCCGCCAGGTAAAAGATCACCAAGCCACACACGGTTATAAGGAGTGCGAATCAATGGCTGTACATCCTGGAATAACTGCCCAGCTCCCGGAAAGTTTGTGGCAATGCTCATATCACCTACGGCCTTCACTTCACGAACACCTTCTGCGTTAAGCTCTTTTACTTCAGGCATCATGTCCATGATAAGCACCGGAGAATTTCTTTTGTAATTTTTAATATCCTTTGCATGGCGGTCAATAGTTTCACCCAAAATTTGATTAAAGGTTTTTACTTCTGCAGCAGATGATCCGCCGCCCCTGTTTTGGCTTTTTACAGACAGGCCTAAACGATCAACTGATTTAATAGTGATAGCAAGATCATCTTTCATTTTTACCAAATCAGCAGCAGTTACATTTTCAGGCAACCCTTTTACTTCACCTATCTTTTTATCAATCTCGGATAGTTTTTCTTCTGTAGCGGCTTTTACTTCGGCTTTCACTTCAGTTTTTACGGCTTCTTCCAAAGCAGATTTTGTTTCATTCAAATGCTTCAAAAGGTCAGCAGATGTTTTAATTTCTACCTGGCTTTCCTTTTCTTTTTTCTCTCTTGCGGTTTTTTCTTCTGCTGTTTCACCATCAGATTTATAAGCGGCGGTTCTTGTTGAACCATCAAGGCCAAAACGCTTGCTCGCTATTTTAGGAGCGTGGTTAAATTTTATAAATATTTTTTCCATTTTAATTTTTAATTAAAGATTTATTAAATGTTGTTAGTACACTTAACAACTCTTTTTCTTCAATGCTGGCAAGCGGCTTAGGTGGGTTATCCCCGGCGTAAGTGTCTGCGGTATCATATTCAGAGATCAGTTGTTTAGTATTGTCAATTTCTAAAAGAATAGATTTTATACATTCATCCGATGCAGTTGTGTTGCGGCAAAAGTTTTCAAGCGCTGCTGCATGGGCCTTAATTTGTTTAAGTTCTTTAGTATTATAGCGAAGCTGCGAGCGTAGCTCCCCCATCACATCTGCCCGCCTGCTTATGTTCCACGTAACCCATGAGTACAGATCGCTTGCTTCATCAATAGAACCGCTTAAATTAACCAGCATCTGTAAAATATCCTGGTCGCTGGCAATAATTAACTTCAAGGTATTTTGCTCATTATCGCTAAGGCTTTTTACCTCCGACAGATCAAAAAATGATTTAACTACATTCCTTACTCCCGCTTTTGGATGTGCTGGCATTTTAGTAAGTACGCTTGTTTCTATATGCCTCACCTCTTTAAGTTCGCGAACCTTGCGGGCCTTAACTTCAATAATATTACTGCGCTCTGTTACATAACCAAAGGATGCTTTTTTAATCACACCTTCATCCATCATCAGCAAAACATCGTTACCCAGGGTATGAGTGCCAAGCCATGCTTTTGTGTAAGCCTGCTTATCATCTTCATACACATCAGTCACTTTGCCGGGCGCCTGTTCATCATTATGATTTAGGTAAAAAGAAATGTCAGATTTATTTTCATTCCAGCTTTTTGTAAACATGCCTTTGCGGGAAATATCACCAACGCGGTCAACAGAATCATAAACAGCATGGGCTATAATGGCCGTACGGCTGTTTTTATCCAAATCCTTAAGCTCAAAATTAATTGTCTTTCTTTCCACGCTTTTTAATTTTTACAGTTTTGGCATTCAAGATTTTAACCTCATAACCGTTTTTCACCTTAGTTTTCATACTTAACATTAAATTCTATGTAAAATCTGTATCGAATTGAATAACAGAATCAAAAATATATTTTATCTTAGCAAGCGAATATTACTTTATACAAATGCTGCCAACTGTAAAAGAAGGTGTTCGGGAATTAATTTTTAATTACTTCGGTTATGATGTGCTTGTTAACCACAGGGTGCAGCATGATCTACTAAAAAATATAATAGAAACATTTACCTACGCTTACAACCGGCATCAAAACATTGAGGATATAGAAAAGGATTTAGAGTGGACTGAAATATGGGAGTTGAGGCAAAGGAGAATTAATTTAAAAGAAAGCAATTACAAGCCGTTTCCTATAAGGCTTGGTGATCTTAAGCCAATATTGCAAATGGAAGCCGCCGAGCATAAAAAAACCTTGCACGGCCATATACTTAACCTGCTTATGGAGCGGCAAAAAATACAAAAGAATTATATTGACGTTTACTGTGTACCTCGCTTAAGCAAGATGTACAGATATAAAAGATTACACAATAGAGTAATTGTTAACCAGTTAGAATTATTTAATTAAAGTAAAATAATAAGTAAATTCAGTTTATCTTTAATCCCTAAATTTAAAATTATGCAAGACAAAGAAACAGTAACAACAGAAACTACTACCACGGAAAAGCCTGCAACGGAAACAACTACCGTTACCGAGAAACCTGTAGGGTAGAATTAAATTTTTTTGTGTAATACCCGCATCTGTAATGATTGCGGGTTTTTTATTACTGTGGTAAAAATAATTGTGTACAGCGGCAATTTATAACCTCTTTTGCCGGCACTGGTAACTCACCTTTGCCGCCCCTATCTCCAGGATGCAAAGGTGAGTTACCAGGATCTATAAAAAAATCATTCATGCCAACAATTTGCCCCGATACATTTCTGTGGTCGTTTCTTACACGGCTATCACTGGCGGCAAGCCATTCTTTTTTAAGATCAAGACCTGTATCTTTAGCAACAAACAAGGCCCCGGCATTGGCAGCCGTTACCGTTTCTGTACGTGCAATCAACCTTGCTCTTATCCTACTGAGCTCAGTATTTTCAAGCTGCTTAATAATATCGTCTATGCCTTCACCCTTGGCATAAGCATCCGTAAAAACCTGCATAATCAAATCTTTGGTTGTTTGGGTAATGCCTTCACTTGTAGTTAAAATATCATAGCTAAAATACTGCTCAATTTGCTGGCGCATTGCTTCACTAAAACCCATGGCCAGTCGGTGCTTGGTTTCAATACCAACAACGTAACTTTTTACACTTCGCTTCATCTTTACAAGATCTGCTCTTACCTTGGCGCCATAAACTGTGCCTGCATCAATATAGAGAGGCTTAATTGCTGCTGATATTGTTGTGGCTGATATTCTGTTAATTGCTTCGTGCTCTGTTGAGCCTTTGTGCAAATACTGAAGCACAACATCGTACTGTGATCTTATTGCTTTGAAGATAGAAGGCGCAAAGTATTTCTCCCGGCTTTTTTGAAAACGGTGAAAGCGTTGTAAGTGGCTATGTTTTTCTTCCTGTTGCACGATATTCATTTATTAGTAATACATCCCCGGAATCTAAATCAGTTTCATGTATTTCTGCATAATCGTAAAGCTCATGCCAATTACTTCCTACTCTTGCCCTATCGGCTAAGTCTAATGATGAATAAACGCCTAAAAAATCAGAGGATTGGTAATCATGCCCGACTGATAAAATATAAACTTTCATGTTACTGATTTTGCGTTAAATTGATTTGATAATTGAGATTCCACATACTGATTAATCTTTCTTAGCAGCCATGCCCGCCTGGCAATATCGTTTGCCTTATCAGCTGCACATCCGGTTCTTAAAGGTATGGCCTGGTTAACGATCTTCACTAAATCCTCTTTCATAACAATCTTTACAAAATTTAAATTTAGTTTCAATTGGTTCATAACTGAACGGGCCGAATACAAACATCTGAAACATCTTACTTGTTATTAATTCTTTGCACTCAAAACAAACACTGCCATCCGGAGGCATCTCTGCAAAGCCTTCACTGTTTATCTCTGCTTCCATAGCAAAGCAAGATACTAATTACCATTCGGAGTTGCAACAGGCAAGGGCGGCATATTTTCAAAATCATCCAATGGCGTATATCCTGTAGGTATCCATGGCAAATCAAATTTAGGATCATCATATCGCTCCCAATCCATCATCTCACGTTTTTCATTTGGCGTTAAATGCCACATTATAGCCAGCGATGCAGCCTTCCTTTCCAAATCCTGATGCAGCTCCGATATACCGCTTATATCAGCATCTATGTATCTTGATTTTCCGTCTCCCTTCACTCTTACCGGCTCACCGTCTTGCCCTGTAATTAAAACGCCATCTTTAAAGTCAGGCAATAAATGTTTAACCAATGCATCTCTTACCCTGAAAATATTCGGCAAAATAGTATTGGTATAAAGCCGTTTGGTATGTGTAAGCACGTTACTTTCCGTGCTTGCGCTGTCGCTGTTAAATAAAATATCACTTACGCCCCACACATTGCACAGCTTTTTAAAATCCACATTGCCAAGCTCCAGCACTCCCAAATCTTTAAGGTGGCTACCAAGCTGTATAGCACCCATTTCACCATTTGCAAAAAAAGGAGCGCCGGCATTATCAGGGTTACTTATAAAGCGGTGAAAATTTTGTTTTCGCTTTCCAATTATATCAACTCTTTCTTCATCTACACCCAGCCCTTTTTCGTAAACAATAGTTTCCACACCGCCGTTCTGCAATCTTGCCACAGAAGTATTCATATTACTATCCAGCCTGGTAAGCCTTTTTTGAAGAACTTTTAAAGGAGAAAGCCCGCGAAGCTCGCTGCCCATTATATTCATTTCCGGGTTAAAATATTTAATATGAATAACATCTTCAGCAGGTATATTTTCCATAATTATCTTGCCTTCATATCTATAATCATAGGCAACAATGGTTCTGGGTAAATCATTGCTTATTTTTAAAATAACACCTTGCGGATATAGTAAATGCAACTGTATAGGCAAGCCAATGTTTACGCCATCTTCCGGCCTTTCTTTTAAAATAAAAGCTTCGCCATGCAAAAAAAGATTTGAATAAACACCTTCAAAAAATTCATACTTACTCATATCCTGGTGCGGATTTTCTATAAGAGCAGCCACCGGATCATCTTCCGGCAAATCTGTTAATGCTTTTGTTTGAAGTGATTTGTATTTTATAACATTGTTATAACCCTTAACCTCTTTTTTCAGGTTCGTAAAAGCTTTTTTATCTGGAGTAGATAGATAACCGTAAAGAGGAACCAGCGCCGCAGTAGTTGCCAGCAGGCGAATGATGGAATAAATATCATCTGTGTTTAAATACCTGTCATTGGCTGTTTTAATACTCCATGCGGGGTAAATAGCTATGTTACTATTTAAATTGGCGGCAATGTTAGCCATTGCAATATTTTCAAACCCGGTAGTGGCTGCAGCAAATCTTTTTAATTCCGTTACTTCCTGCGATAGCTGCTTAATAGCCTTATCCTTTTTGCCAAAATCAAATAAACCCATTTCAAGATTTTAGCTAAAGATAAATTTAAGCAAATAGCTGTATTACAGCATTAGTATAAAGTTTAATCAACAATTCTTACATTTGTGATGCAGGCTGATTTTTTAAGTAGTTCCATCTGCCTTTATAATTATTTGCTACTTAAAAAATCATAACAGCGAACGTTCTTTATTTATCAGAGTATGAGAGCCTTGATTATAAGATAATATTATGTTACTCAGGTTAGCCGTTTAGCCGCAATTCAATTTTATATTTTTGCGTAAGCTTTTAAAATTGAGATTGCACGCTGGCTGCTGTAGCGTTGAAGGCTGGCTTAAAAAGTAAAATAAAAAATGTCTTTGAGAGCGAAGCAAGATTGCTGGTTTTTGAGCAATCTTTCAATATCATACGTGGGTAAAAAACCCTTACCTTTATAAAAATAAAAAACCCATTACGCCAATAATGGGGGATTGCACATACTATCAATATGAACATATCAAAGTTAATACTTTTTTATGTTCAAATATTTTATTGTATTTACTTCTCTTATGTTTATTTTATATTCTTGCGAACACAAGAAAATACATCATCAGTCCATTTTAAAGCCTGACCCCTATATTACCAAGATGTACTTTCAGATGGATAGTTTAATAAAATCTGATGCAAAAAGCGGCACGTATGTAATAGAAGGAGACACTATTACTTTTTTAAAGTATCAATTGGGTGACTAAGCGGCAAAAGACTTATCCCTAATTCTGGCAACTCCGTTCCACTTACGACTAAGTTCATACTAAAGTGAAATGTGTCTTTGTATTCTTTACCGTTTAAATCAAGACAATTTATTGTAAAAAGAGTTTTATTTGTAATTAAATCCGGTACTACATAATAAGGGAAACTAAAACTTGCTGTACAAGCAATTGGTTCTAATGGATTCAATCTATATATTTTCTCCATATCAATAAGATTTGAATAACTGGCTTTAACGTTTATTGCTGTTGTATCCATATTCGGGGGAAGCAAAGAGGCTTTGCCACTCACTATTCCATATTTGGGCGTTTCTACAGTTAAGCCGTATGGGCCATTAATAAATAATGGCTTCTCTCCATTATTTTCTAAGATTCCTGAAATGATTACAACTTGGCCACTTTGCTTTTTTATTGGGTCTCTATATTGCCCTACATACATTGCTCTTGGATGGTATTTAAAAGAAGGTCTGTCTGTAAAATATGACACGACTTTGAATATTCCTGGAATACCACCTATAGCGCCGATTAATAAGATTATGAGTGAAGAATAAATATATGAAGGCTTTTGGGAAATTTCCTTAATAGATAACTTTCTATCCCTTATGTTTTTAGGTTTTACAACATTTTTTTCACTTATAGGAAGCTTTGGTTGCGGGAGAGGAAATTTTGGCTTTTGCTTTTTTGTAAATTTTGGCTTGCCCATTCGCTAAAATAAACATTCTTCGAAACAAACCTCAATCAAAAACCAGTGGCGCTGGCTTTTTTATTTTACTTTTTCAGAGGCTGTGCAGTGCCTGTTTAACATAATGGTTTCTTATAAGTGAGGCTTGAATTTCCGCTTCGCTGTTGGGCATTTGTGCGTCGGCTGAATTAAGTGAGGGGCGGTCCAACGTGAGGAATGGCTCGCCGTACAAATTAAACCCAAGATCACACAGTTTATTTAAGTGGAGGTAATACCATTTACCACTTCCATATAATTTGTACGAAAGCTCACACATTATCTTATGAAACCACCATTTTACTGGCTTTTTAAACTGCTTATTAACCTTGCTACAAGCCATATATATATATTGGGTTTAATATTCTGCATCAGCATAAACTTTTTTAGGCACCAGCGTAAATATTTCACGCATCATAAACATATCCATTAAATCAGGACTGTCACCATTTAACTTGGTTTTCATTTCATCTTTCTTTATAACCCGCAGCTTACCGTCACTATCAGGCTTTGCCCGCTTTATGGCTTTGCGCTCATATAAAAATCGTTGCCTCACAGTCATTTTAGTATCATACATCATATTTGCCACACGCTCATTAATTTTCATTTCACCACGGTTAACTCTGTTACCGCTCCTGTAATAACATTGAGCCTTAAGGTGCTCATAATTTTCTGGCAATAACTTTCGTGTCTTGGGATCATATTTTGGGTTAGAATAATCTGGCAAAGCCGGGCTTCCATTATTAAACTCTTTGGCGCCAACAATATACCCGTCAATAAACTGGCCCACACCATCATTATCAAAAGCAATATTGCTGTTTTGTGTTTTATGCTTTTTTGCCATATTCTCAATGCCGGCAATCACTTCATTACCCTTGCTCTTATCCATAATCAGCATATCATCCAGTTCAAAGCCGCTCCAATGCCCAACTATAAATTTATTACTTCCTTTCATAGCAATATCAGCCGTAATATAATTGCCATCATTTTTTACATCATACTTATTTTCAAACATGCCTATAAATTTATAATAATCATAAATATCAATGTCAGATAATATTACCTTCCAATTTCCTTCAAATAACTGAGCCTTGGTTTCTGCATCCTGCGCCATCAGGTTTCCCAGGTACGAAGGGTTTACTTTTAAAAGCTCTTTATTATCATAAATACTACCTGATATAAAGGTTATAGACTTTACAAATTCCCTTGCATCTATGCCAGATTTTTGTACGGCATCTTCAATTAAATACCATCCTTTTTCAATCACCTCCTCATAACTATCCCCCCAAATATAATTCTCGCCATCTACAAGCATATATCTTATCACGCCATCCCTTTCCGGTATAGGGAAGCCGGTATCTGCATCAATCCACCAATTAATTAAATCATAAACCCAGCTTTCAGGGTCAGGGTTGCATGTTGCCCTGCAGTAAGGCCGAACGCCTGATACGGATCTGTTCCTGGTAAGCAGGTAAAAAAACATTTTTTTTGAAAAATGGGTCAGCTCATCAAAACCTATAAATGGTATCTGAGCTCCCTGCCAGTCAAATATATTTTTCTCATACTCTAAGTGGGAAAATTTAAGCTTGCATCCCGATTTAAAATACCATTCTAAGGAGCTTTCCTTAGGAACGGCGCCAATGCCAGGGTAAATCGTCATGGAAGTATCCCACAATCCACCCTCATTTCTTATCTGTGGAGATGTACGCCTGAATATAACACCGCCAAAAGCAGGGTTATGAACGTCACGCAGCGGATCAAGTAAAAGAGTGAATGTTTTACCTACGCCTGCAGCAGCGCCGCCAATTATTATATCAGCAGCATTACTAAGCGCCTTGGTTTGATAACCCGGCTGCGGCTGTATCGTTAGCGTAGGTTTCTTTATTAGCTCTGCCATTATCAGGTAACTGAATTATTTGAACAAACCCGCCTGTTATATCAGCATTAATTTTTTGAGGAGCATAATCGCCTTCCATTTTATTAAGCTCTGCAATAGCAGATATGCGGGAAGAATGCGTAGCCAGCTCTACAAACTTAATAGTAACAAATTTCTTTTGTACAGCGTCCCACTTCACCTCTGTGTACGGAACTTTAATTTTACCATTTATTAATTTGGTTAAATATTCCTTCCTTTCCTCTGCGCTCATTATAGCCCTTTTTCGGGCTTCTATGGCTGCCTGCTTATCAACCTCTGCAAGTTCCTTCTTTAGTGCCTCCTGCCTTATTACGTGCTGTGCATTGGCTATTTTCCAGTGCCTGTCAAATGTCCTGTCACTCATTTGCCATTTTTTGACAGTTGTTGACAAAAGTGTGCCACGCGGCTTTCCTTCCTCAATTCCTTTAATTATAAAATCAATTATTATCTGCTTATCAGCTTTTGGCATATAGCTTTATTACATTATGCAATTTAGTCCTATCATTATTATTTGACTTAATCTTTATACTTGCAAGATCACCTTCCTAAGCAGCCTTCCAATAACAACAACATTTTCACCTGCAAACTTTACCAGCATATTGCCATTTTTACCACGGATGCATTTGCCGTTCTTACGTTTAACGGCCACACAAATTCTGCCTTTATATTCCGAAGAAGTCAGCCGGTCTCCAAGGTATTTATATTGCTGCTCAAGCATTTTATGCAGTTTCTAAAAAGGCCGTGTAATGTTACATTTTTTATTGGTATTTCTACAAAAACGTAGCATAAGTGCCTGATTATTATAGCGTAAAAAAAAGGTAGTTTTACCTGTAATCTTACAATTATCTATTAATCCATATAACCAATGAGTTTACGTTTTACTTTTTCCTTCCTACTACAAATCCGTTTTTTTTCAACTCCAATAAATATTTTTTCCACGCCTTATTATTTTCTTTTCTTTTAAAGTAGTCAGGTACATTGTTGGTAAAATCTACGGCAGCACTTACGAATTTATAATGTGATAATTCTATAGAATCACCTCTTTGCATTTGCTTTAAAAGCAAGCGTATTACTTTGATAGTATCGCCTTCAATGGTAATAGTAGAATCCGGTATTGAAATATAAATTGCGTTTCTTTTATTTAAACTATCTGCATATACTATGCTGATAAACCCCACGTGCATACTGATATACGATGCGGAATCAAACCCATATTTGTTGTGTGCTGTATCATTTTGAGAATACACAATTGTTGATATTCCCATAAGTAATATTGATAATAATTTTTTCATTTTTTACTGATTATACGTTAATAAATTATTCATCTTCCCGGAAGTTCAAGCAACTCCGGGTTAAGCCTTATACGGCCTCCTTCTCTTTTTATAAGTTCCAATGTATTTAATGCACTTAGCGCATTATTAAAACCGCCGGAGTTAAAAGAATATTTACTTTCCGTTTTATAGGCAAGCTCTTCTTTTGAAAAATCTTTATGAGTGTTTGCCAGCAACACATCATAAATTTCTCTTTCGCACTTACTTAGCTTATTGCGATATGTTTCAATTGAATATTCCTGGGGAGTAAAATTGAACTCAGATAGGTTTCCTGATGCCTGTAATTTACCGTTCTCTCTTTTTATCAATCCTTTTGTAAAAAGTTCACTAACTGCATTATTAAATCCGCCTGAATTTGGAGAGTAACCCGCCGCTATCCCTACCTGGGCCTTAGAAAAAAACCGATCCTGGAAAGATGCTAAAAATTGAAGTACAGCATAAGAACATTTACCTAACTGTCCACTGCTGTTATTATTTTCAATTTTATTAATATTACCAGCAAATTTTTGATTGTGATTTACAAAATTTTTAGATGGATTTTCTACAACTTTACTGGCGATATTATTTACAACTTCTGATTTAAAGTAAGCCATGGGTTCTAAGTCAAACGCACTTCTAACTTTATTAATTTGCTTATATAATTTTTGCAAATAATCTTTTTGCTGAATTATCAGTGTGTCCTTACTTTTTAGTTCCTGTTTCAACTTTACATTTTCATCTTTTAATCGTACGATCTCATTATCATTTGATACAGTTTGTACTGATTTTATTACGCTTTTTTCTTTTTTCTGCTCAACAGGCTTATCTAATAATTTATTTAGCTTCTCAACCCATACAGTAACATCAATTTTCTTTTTAGCAGAATCAATAATCTCAGTTGATTTTTTGGGATCCGGATGGAATGTTTTGCGCTCCAAAACCTGAATTAGTTGCGGGTTCTCTGTTAATCCTATAGCCCAGCATTCACCCTGTTTTAACCCCGGCAAAGACTTTATGATATCTTTTGTATTATCAACCTGCCTCAGCTCCAGCCATTGCTGAATTGATTTTAATGAATTCTTTCCTACTTGTTTATGCAATAAGCTGAAGGCTGATATTTCCAGGATGGCTTTATTTACTTCTTCAGCCCTTTGGTTTATCAGTGTGTAACCAAGCCGGGCATTTCTTCCCATACGGGCAAGGCGCTCCAGTGAGGCATATACTTTTGAATGTTGTGGCTGCAATCTTTGCGGAATAAACTCTGCAGCTTCTTCAATAAAAATGTGCCTCATCCCATAGCTTTTATTTTCATACATAAGCAGATCTACAGTTTCCTGAACGATCCTTATCCATGAACTTTTATTGATAAGCTCAGGAGAATAAAGATCAATTACAAGGCTTACGTTTTCCTTCATAGCAGCTCTCACAATATCAACCGCATTATTTACTGTAAGCCGGATATCACTTCCCTCGCCGCCGGCAGTTACAACAGGATAACCAATATGTTTATCAATACCGATCTTTAAATTCTTCCATACTCCCACCGGATCATATACAATTATCGGGATGTTATTATCAAGCAACTCCTCAGCTGCTTTCATTGCTGTATAAGTTTTGCCTGCATCACGTATACCGAGAATGGCATTACCCTGGCCGGCATAATCTATTGCAGGAATAGAGAAAGTGTTGCTTAATACTAATTGATTATTCATTGTAATGTTTATTGATAAATTAAACCCGCTGCGTCTATAAATATTTCTGGTTCTTTTTCATAATATTCATCAGGCCTGCTTTCGGCTACTAAAAATATTTGCCACCTTTTTGCCTTACTTATTTTACTGATAAAAATTCCTTTCATATACTGCACATTTTCTTCAACTACTTTTTTTCTCCATTCAGTTCTTTCTTCCTCTGTAAGCTCGTTTTCATCCAGCCGCCGGAACAGATAATCTTCTATCTGCATCTCATTGTATAACGAGCCGTTTAAGTATAGCTGGAGCTTCATAGTGCCGCGATTAATTTTTCAGGAATTAATACCGCTGATAAAATAACATCCGCTTGGGCTATCCGGCTGCTAAGGGTTTTCTTAGAAAGCTTTAAATAAAAATCTGCCGTGGTTTTTATTTGCTGATGGCCAAGAAAATCGCTTACATCTTTTATATCAATTCCGGCATCATGTAAATGCGTAGCCCTGCTGTGCCGAAGGCTGTGCGGCTTCACTGCACGGTTAATACCAATTCTATGTACTCCCTGCCAAAATACCTGCTGGATAGATCTTACAGAATATTGCTCATTATACTGGCCTTCAAACAACCATTTCTTCGGTTTATTTTTTTCGGCTATGTAATAGGATTTAAGAAGCTCCAGTGTGTCTGCAGGTATGGGAACTTCACGATCTTTAAAACCTTTGGCGCCTTTTACCCTAAGCAGCCGGGTATCGCTTTTAATATGAGACAATTCAATATTTATAATCTCGCCAATGCGAAGGGCACAGGAATAAAATAATTGAATGATTGCCCGGTGTTTTAAATTTTGGTAAGAATTTACAAGCCTGCTAATCTCCTGGATGCTGAATATTTCCGGCAGGTAATTGGTAGCTCTCGGATATGGTATATCCTCAAAGTTTACAGGCTTTTTTAATACAAGTTTATAAAAGTGCCTGATAGCTGCTGTGAATTGCTTATGATAGTTTTGGTTTTTTATGGCGCCAAGAAATATTTTTATTTCCTCAAATGGCAGTGGCTTTGGCTTACCATTCATTGCATGAAGAAAAATACCCAGGCAACTTGCATAAGTCTCAATGGTGCTATCAGCATATTTTAACGCCGTTAGCTCAATTTTAAATTTCCGCATTAGCTCATCATACCGGGTCATAAGTAATTGATTTTTATGAATGTTCGTTTATAAGCTTGTTAAATGCAATGCCTACCAGTCATTCAGTTTGGGCAATCAACGACAAGTCCTGACCATAGTATTGCATAAGGTTACAAATTTGCGGACGGCTATCAATGTATTTCATCAATGCACAGTCTTTAGAATGAAACCAACTGACACCGTACCACGGCTGATAATGTTCCTCACAAAATTTGCAATCACATTCAACCTTTCCGATTTTATGCCGCCACTTAAAATCAAACGGAACAATTATTTTGTAACCGTTATCAATCCAATTTTTAGGTTTGCGTTTTGACAACTTATTGAAGTTGCCGCTGATGTGTATTCCGTTAAAATATCCTCCCATAGTTTTAATTTTTAGTTTCTAATTAATAGCCCAGCACTGCATTTAACAATGTGTTTTGCGTCAGTCGGGTAGAAGTGCAAATCCGAGCAGCGGTTTTCCAAATTCCCGCCCGAACGCAAAGCACCACCGTTATGTGTAATTGTTACCAGCATACCATTTTTCAGCAGACGGATAACTGTATTATTTTTTTTGCCCAAGCCACACATTTGTTTTCAATTCAACTTTGGTAATTAATTTTATTAGCCGTTTCCAATTTCCTTAAATCATTCGTTCCGCAAAAGCCATTACATTCAATCAATGGCTTTACTTCCCTTCCCTTCATCATTGAAATATCTTTGATGTCTGGATATTTTGGATGCGGTTTTAGAAAAACTAAGCCGCCGCCTTTGCTTTGGTCTTTCAGCATCGTTACCGGCTCTCCTTTTATATCGGTCAAATCATGCTCTACTTTTGCCATTGCGTCAAACTTTTCAGGAAATTCCCTGCCTATCTTTTGCCAGTAACCAATACCGCCCTGAACACATCCGGTTTTCCAGCAGTTATTATTTAAGTACCCAAGTTTATAAGTAATAGGCAGTTCGATTTTTGTAAACAAATCGTTTGCCTTCTGAATTATTTTTATGCAATCTTTCTTTTTCAGCAATTCGTTTATCAAAGGGAAAATAGGCTTTGATGCAGGATGATTAAGTTTCATTGATAACGCCCTGTCAATTTCATCTATATCAAAACCGAATGCCTGATATGAATAATTATTTTTTCTTTGCCAGCGTTCCCGTACTAATCGTTTCAGCATTTGAGAACACTTTGCCCCGGTGGAAACATTTAAAGAAACATTGTCATACCAAACGTCTTGTATGCAGGTAAAATCTGGATTAGTTATTGTTTCAATCTCCTTACCATACCACGCCTGACAATCCTTTAAAAAACGGTAACTATCATCATCTTCATTTTTAGTATCAATAAAAACAATTCTTGTGTTTTCTTCTCCAAACCAATCAATACATAGTTTACAAGTAACCGCACTTGTTACACCACCACTCCACCAAGCAATGACCGGAAATTCTTTATTTATTTTATCAGTCCTCATTTTAAAGTTTTAAATACATGCTCCGCAGCTTCAAAAAAATAATACAGCCGAACAATAGTTTTTCATAGCAGCGACATCAATTAGCACCCACAACTACACATAACAAACGGTTTTGCGTCATTGCCAGGACACTGTATTATAATTTTAAGGCTCTGCGTGGGCAACGAACGCAAAGCCGCAGACGTTATTTTATTACCAGTTTATCTTTGCAATTAAACCCATAAACCAGCATTGCAGCATCCCGCCCATGTTCATTCGTGCTTTCTTTCCATCCTGTTATTTTTTTAAAGAGCGCTGCATCCACTTTTGTTTTATTATTCCGTGGCGCCACCAGCTCAAATGGGATTTTATGATCACTTAAAAAATCTTCCCAAATTTTGCAGTCCCTCTTTATGCTTCCTGCACCTTGCAGCTGCTCCCTTCCTGATTCTCCAAACCAGTTTCTTTTCCGTGCATCTTCAAGCCGAACAAGTTTTATCATACCAATCCAATTGTGTACTTTATCCAATGCTTCATGTATCGTCATACTCAGCACCTGTATTAATATTTTCCCATTCCAAATTGCAATCCCGGTGTTAACACCCGGATCAATCCCTATTACATAATCTCCCTTATGAATAATTTTTATTGATTTTTGTGAATTATTTTTTTTCTTTTTTGTGCTGATTCCATAATTAGGTTCGTCATCGCAAACAAGCCCTTTTGCAATTAATTCTTTAATATGTGATTGATCCCAACCTTTCATGTGGTGGCAAGATTTTTATTTTTTTCTTTTAAAAAATATTCCAGCACAGCCATCCGCATAAGCTGAGGTTTATCTTCCAGCACCAATTTTGTTTCGGCTCCACCCTGGTAATGTTTGTATAATTCCATATCTGAATGTTTATTGCCGCCGATCAGTTGACCCATTCGCTTTTTTATAATTTCAGGAGTAATGATCAATCCGGCCTTTTTTGATAACTCAATAAAATGATCCGGCATAATAAGCCGGCTATCAAATCCACCCTCCATAAATCTTTCAAAGAGATAATCAAGATCAGCAACAGGCGCTGCGGTTTGTTTTTTTGAAGATTGATTTTGAATAATTTTATCAAATTGTTTCTCTAAGTTTGAAAGAAGAAAATGTTCGCTCAGCCATTTATCCGTAAAAGCATTTTCAAGAAAAAAGCGGAGCCGCCGCGGACCGGTATCCTGGTTCCATTCAATATTTTTTTCTGCAGCCCGTTTTTTTAACCGCTGAATAATCCTTTTAAAAATTTTAGGGTGCTCCCCATCAAAGCTTGGCTTTACTTTAAATTTTTCAAGCCCAAAATCAAACCATGCATTCACCAGCTCCTGCCAGTAAGGCTCAGGCGGTTCTTCAATTTTTGGTTTAATAACTTTTTTTTGGGGTGCCGGTTTATCCGGCACAACATTCTCTTTAATTTCATCTAATTTCTTTTCATTTACTTTACTTTCCTTTTGTGTACTAAATGTAGTTGGCGGAGTAGTTTCTTCTGAAGTTACCGGCGTTTCTTCTGAATTAACCAGCCAATATTCAGAAGAAACCTCAACTTTCCGCCGCAACTGCTGCATGACAAGTAACCATTGTTTTTGGATTCCATTTGAGGTTAGCACCATGTGCCCGTCAAAAAGTTTCTCATTAAATAAACCGTGTTTTAAGCATGACCGCAATATATCCATCACTAACGCACCGGTAATTCCCTTACCAACACGCTTAGCAATAGTAAATTGAGAAGTGTTTGTCCACTCCATAAAGTAACCATGCTTATAAACCATAGCCATTAATCTAATAGCTACATACCCGCCTTTGATACCACAATCCTCTTCGATCATAACTATCTTATCATCGTCAAAGAAGTCAACATCCAAAGGAAAATATTTAAGGTTATATTTATTTGGTCTTGCCAATTATTAAAATTTTGGAAACTCTCTAATTTGTAAATGTTTTGGAAACTCATTAATATCCCCGCCATGCCTGTCACTCATTTTTAACTGCCTTGAAAGATGGGTGCCCATTTGTTTCACGAATACAGGTACACCTTCTTTTTTGCATTGTTCAATAATACTTTCAATCCATTCTAACTTACATTCCCTGTAACCATATTTTACAGATGGATCGTTTGGTATTTTACCGTGGCCGCTTTCTCCCCCAACAATTACCCAACCTATACCGTGATTTAAAATTCCCCATGTGGCTGAGTTAAAGCCAAATATTTTAAGTTCGCCCCAAAGAGGCTCAGCGGATATAAATTTTATTCCTGAAAATTCACTTTTACATAACTCATGTATCCTGCGTTGTCCGTATTGTGTGCCTACTGAGGTTCCTAACCAAATTGACTTTGTGTATTCACCATGTAAAAAATCTTCTGGCGTTTGTTTATCAATTCTTTCAGGACGTTTTGTAAGAATTTGCTTTATAATACCAGGCGTTTTTCTTGCTATATTCCAATATTCATTTCTAAAAGGATCAATCGCTTGATGGTAAACATCAGTAAGAGAAGAAGTGAACATTAAAGGATTGCTACCCTCCCTTACATGCGATTCTTTTTCTTTATATTTTAATGGGAGATCAAATACAGTTTTTGTTTTAACTACTGTTTTAGGATCGTACCGTGTTCCATCCATTGAATCCCGATACATATAACAATATTTACAATCAGAAACTTTTTTACCGTCCGGCTTTTCATCTACAACTTTGGTACAACCTCTTGCGATATTATGTGTCGCATCCGTCCATTGTATGTTTGTTTTTTCTGACATGGTTATACTGCGGTTTTTATAAAAACATTCCTAATTCTTTTTTTAATCTCTTCTCGGCCATCTTTATATAGGCCGGGTTTAATTCTATACCAATAAAATTTCTGTTTAGTTTTCTCGCTACAAGTGCAGTAGTTCCTGCGCCCATAAATGGATCAAGTACAATCCCATTTTCAGCGCATCCGGCTTTAATACAATCAACAATTAAATCCTGCGGAAAGGTTGCAAAGTGTGCATTAAAGTAAGGTTTGGTAGTTACTGTCCACACACTTTTTTTATTTGCCATTCCTGATCCAATCAAATTATCATACGCATCAAAATTGCCTGAATGACCAGTTAATTTTTTATCACCTGCGCCGCGGTGAGCATAGGCTTTAATACCACTTTCAGAACCCTGGTTTCCGCCCTTTATATCAATTCCATTTCGTGACATTCGCCCTGGTCCAACGGCTTTCATTGCACCATTAGTTTTGCCAGGTACTATATCACTTCCTTTTTGATCCTCTATTTGCTGCATCATTCTCTTAACGGTACTATCTTTTACAGGCGTTCTTATAGCATCAATATCGTAGTAATACCTAGGAGACTTGCTTAATAGAAAAATATATTCATGAGATTTTGTACAGCGGTCTGTAACGCTCTCTGGCATTGGATTGGGCTTGTTCCAAATAATATCCTGCCGCAAGTACCAGCCATCTTTACGGAGGGCAAGTGCCAGAGTCCATGGAATGCCAATTAAATCTTTCGCTTTGATATCACCTGATGCCGGTATGTTACCACCTCCCCATCTGCTAACGCCGTTTACATTTCTTCCACGTTTACTTTTTTGCTGTTTACTAAATTCATAATTTCCTATGCCCTCAATTGAAGATGCAGACATTGATTTATGCACCCAGTTAGTATTAGAGCCTTTTTGCTGCCCGTTCATTCTTCCTGCATAAGAATCTCCCATATTCAACCACAGTGTGCCATCATTTCTAAGCACTCTTTTAGCCTCTCTGAATATTAATACCATTTTTCTGACATATGCTTGCGGTAATGCCTCCAGACCCAATTGTCCGCTAACTCCATAATTTCTTAACCCATAGTATGGCGGAGAGGTAACAATGCAATGAATACTTTTATCAGCAAAAGTTTTTAAAACTTTTAGTGCATCACCAGGATATATTTTATTCACAGCCATCATTTATAATAATTTTAAATACGGATTCTCTTACTTCATGAGAATAGTGATAAGTCCATAAATCAATAAGTCTCATCCTTCCATAGGAAGGAATAAAATGCCTTTATGGCAATTCTCTCCTCGAGAGAAAGTGTTTTATAATATGTAATAAAACTTCGCTTCTGCGGCTTAGAATTAATAAATTTTTTCTTTCTGCTTCCCATAATCAAAATGCTGTTTTATTAAACAATAATTCCATTCCTGCAGAAGCAATGTGCACCGGCTTTCCGGTCTGCTCTTCTACTTCACGCTTAAATCTTTTTTCGTCACTGTTGCCATCGCTAAGATGAATGAGCACAATGTTATTTACCTTGCTCAAATCATTGGCGCCAAGCATTTGTTTGCACGTTGCAAGGCTCATGTGAGAGGTGATCACACGGTCTCTTAAAAATTTTGGGTTCATACCATCAGCCACTCTTTTATCCAGTATGGTTTGGCAATAGTTGGCTTCAATTATTATATTGTTTAGCCCGCTAAAGGTGTACTCGCAGTAATAGCTGTCGGTAACAAACAGCACCTTGCCACATTCATCATGGTATATTAAAAAGCCAACCGGCTCAGCCACATCATGCTTTACATCAAAAGGCTTTATCCTGAAATTGCCGATCCTGAATTCATCCCCGGAAGAAGTAATAACAGCCCTGTGATGATTTACTAATCCTAATGCCTTAAAAGTTCCTTCTGTTGCATATACATTTATGCCGGCAGCAATTACCTGGGCAATGCTTTTGGAGTGATCTCCATGCTCATGCGTAACCAGGCAGCCGGCAATTTTTTTAATATCAAAATTCACTGCCTGCTTAATTTTATCAAAGTGAACCCCGCACTCTATCAGCAATGCTTCCTTGTCATTTTCCAGCAGGTATGCATTGCCGGCCGAGTTGCTATTGATTACTTTTAATTTCATTTAAAAGCCCATTTTTTCTTGATTGTTAACAAAGTCCATTGTTTGGCCGCCGGTTGTGTCAGTCATAACCGCCTCCTGAAAATCCATAGGTCTTGAGTTGCCATTTGCTTTTATTTCATCCTGCACCTGATCTGCAGCATCATCGTTTTCAATTGCGTTGATCATTTCCACAGAAAGGATTCCCCAATGAGTTAGCATGTTTTTAAGCACAGTCTTTTTTGCCATTGCTGAAAACTCTTTTTGCCATGGGCCATAAGGCTGGCTATAAGAAGGGCTGTACTTACTTGCATGAGCCATAACTTTTTCTTTGGTCATGTAAAGTGTTTTTGAAAAACCGTTGTGCAATTCCATGTAAGCAAAATATCCTATCACCTTATCACTTGTAGCCTGTCCGTTTACATCAAACTCACCGGTAAGTTTATTACGTGTGCGATATTCACCTTCATATACTTCATCGCAGTTAAGCGTTTTATAATTACCTGTGCGCAAAGCCAATTGCACATACCCTTTATATCCAATCTGGAACTCTGGTTTTTGTTTGTATGCAATTACATAAGCAAAGCCAAGGTTCTTGTTAATTGGAAGCTTTAGCAGGGCTCCTTTAAGAGCTTCTTTTATTATTGACCCCGGGTTACATTGCTGCAGGTTGGTATCGCTTGTAAATAAATCAATCAGCGAGGCAATGAATGATCCTGTATTCTCACCAAGGGCATTTTTAAACTGCGCCTGCACACTATCAGAATACATCATATTTTTTAGTGTGTCTACTTTTGATACGGCCACTTGCTGGCCGTTGTTATTTTGTTCCATATTTAAAAATTTGTTTAGTTTAAAAAATAATTATGCTGCCTGCTCTATCCTTAATTGCTTATCAGGCTTGGAAGCAATAAGGCTTATCAGCTGGCTTTCACTTTCCGGGATGATAAATACACTCTCCCTGTTATCAATAAAAATGGGTGCTGAAATATTATGGTGCCTGCACAGGGTATTTATGATGTCAACGCCGGCCTGTATCTTGCTTGCAGTGTTGGCATCAGCATAAGGAACGCCGTTTATCAATGTTTCGCAACACGGCTCCTGGCCACCATTTATTTTATCGCGGAACATTTTAAACTTTACAATGGTAAACATGCTGTTAACCCTGCTTTCCAGCATATCCATCTTGGCCTTTTCAAATTGCATGATAGAAAATTCAATTCCTTCCAGCCGGGCCAGCTCCTGCGCCATGCTGCTTTCCTGGGTATGTAATTCTGCAATGCGAGCTTCTATTTTTTCACGCTGTCCTTTTGATGATAGTTGTTGTTTTAAATCATCTATCCCATTTTGAATAGTTGATTTTTTAGCAAGCAAATCAGCATTATCATCTGCATTTATTGGAGCCTTAATTTCATCATTCAATGAAGCTATTTGCGCTTTAAGATTTTTAAGATTTTCATTAGCAGCAATGGCATTTTGAAAAGCCAGATCATCATTTGCAGAAAGGTTTAAATTTTCTTCCTCAACAAAAGAAATTTTAAGTTTTGTTTCATTGATAGCGATCTGCAATGCTTCATCTTCGGCTTTTAATTTTTCAATAGATTGATCAATATAGGCAATGCTCTCATTTACTTTTTTACCCTCTGCAGTAACCGATGCAAGCCTGGTAGATTTGTCCTGATTAAAGTTGCTTTGCATCTGTGCTTTCTTTGCTTCCACATCAGTTGCTTCATACGGCCTTTTACATGCCGGGCACATAAATTCATTTTCTTTAAATTCAAGCTTTTCAGAATCAATGGCTGTCCATTTGGTTCTCAACTCCTGCTGCTGGGTAAGCAATGATTTTTTGCGTGACTGATCATTTGAAACGGCAATGGCATTGCGTGAAGCTTCATCCAGCTTATCTTTTAAAGTGCGCTTTAAGTTTAAAATTTTTTGCTCCCTTTCACGCTTATTATCCTGCACTTTATTGCGTTCTGCAAACTCAATATTATTAACCTCTGATGTAAGTGAATGCACCTGCCTTACCTTATCATTTACTGCCTGCTGCTTTTGCTGCAGGGCGAGTGTTTTATCATTAATAAGCGCTTCCACCTGCTGCAATCCTGCTTTTTCTGTTTCAAGCTGTGCTTCAATAGCAGCGTAGTTTACAAAATCAGGCAGGCTTCTTTTTGCTTCATCAATGCGGGAAGGGAGAAGATCCTTTTCATCACGAATCAGTTTCTTTTTAGCGGCAATCTCATTGCGGTATTCATACAAAGTTTTCTTTGCATTTAATGCAGTTATAAGGCTGGTAAAGTCTATACCGGTGATGGCATCAAATACCATTTTGTTGGTAATTTCACCGGCAAGCTTTTCCAGTACCGATCTTCTGTCCTGCCAGGCAAGGGTTGCAAAATAGCTTGTATTGGTAATAAGCTTAAATAGCCCTTCATCCAGTATGCTGGCTATTTTCTTTTTAAATTCAGTTTCATTAAGAGGTACATCATTCCAAAAGAAATCCTGCTTATGGCCGCTAAAGGTTTCTGTGGCCGTGCCTTTTTTAGTAGGCCAGTTTTCTTTGTAAGATCTTCTTATAGTTACTTCATCACCATTCACTTCAATTACAGCAGAAACCTCATGGCTCATTTTATGGAACGCCTGGTTATTGCTGTCCAGCGTTTTGATATTAAAATCGGTTCTGTCCGCAGAATTTTTACCAAACATCAGCCATAAAAAGGCATCCATAATGGTAGTTTTTCCGGTGCCGTTATCACCAAAAATATTAGTGATATTGCTGAAGATAATTGTGCTCTCTCTTGCTCCTTTGAAATTCAGGAGCTTCATCTGTTTTAAAATTATTTTATCCATAACTTTGCTTTTATTTAAGGATTGAAATTTGTTTTTTAAAAGCTGGCCGCTGAATACGACCAGCTTTTAGTTTTTGAAAAAAGAAGAATGGCTTACTCTTCATCAGCCGCCTCATCAGAGGTTTCTTCTTCATCATCTTCAAGGTCTTTCGGACCGTAGTTAATGTTCATATATGATTGGTTTAATGGTGAACTAAACTTCTTTTTTTTCAATAGCATTAGCAATGATTTTAATTTTTGCTATCAGCACCTCTACTTTTATAAGGGTAAGCGCTTTCATGCCGCCAAGCTCCTCATTGCGCAATTGCTGCAATTCGTCGGCTATTTCATTTAACTGCTGATGCATCTTTTAATATTTGCGTTTAATAACATTTATAGTGATGGAAGTGCCAACCCGACACGTATCGCAGGGCACATCATACAGGCCCTTAACATCTTTAAATTTCATGGTGTGGCCCTGCTTATAGGCAATAGTATAGCTGCCGGTTTTATGCAGGGTGGCAGATGGTTTGCAGCTTGCAACAGAGGCCGCAAGCAGCATTATCAGCCATACATTTAAATCAATTTTTTTAATAGGGTTGCTCCAGGTTATCTTTTGCTGGTCCCTTATATCGCGGTCAATAACTTTGCTTTTTTTCTTAAGCCGGCTTTGCCGCATTTTAATTTCTATAATAATGCAGATGGTTGTTATAACCATTGCAGCAAGCACCATTAGCAGGGTTAATAAAACCGGGCTTTTAATTATTTCTTTGAGCATATAAATTATAATTGTATGAAGCGGTGATCATATCTTTTAATGTGAAGAATGGAAGCCCGGAGGCTAAAGCATAAAGCTTTACAATGTGCATGTAAGGCACGGCAGGTACGTCTTTCATCTGGATGCGGCATTTAAAATATTAAGAGAATCACTTATCACTTTATTTCTTACATGGTCAAAAACAGTATATACCTTGTTGTAAGTTTTATCTGGCTTCTGCTCGCGGTATATTTCATACCAGTCAATATCTTCAATGATGTTGTCAAAATAATTTTTAAGGCCAGCTTTTTTGCAGCTAATAAGCTCAGTAGCATCAATGCTAAGGCCCAGGCGGGTATCTATAATCCTTACAGATATTATTTTATCAATGGTCGTGGTATCAGGGTTGTAATCAATTACAATTTCAAGGCAATCAGCCGGGCGGCCATCTTTGAAATGTTGAAATGTTTTTGTTAACTTTGCCATCTATAAATTTTTAATTGTTGTTGAAAATTTTATTTAGGCCTTGTTATTATATCAGTAATACAAGGCTTTTTCTATTTTAAGTTTTTCAATTTCCATTTTTAAATCAGCCGCTTCTTTCTTCAGCGAAGAAATTAACTTCCTGTAATGACTTACGTTCCCTTCATCTGAAATCCATTCTAAGTTTTCAACGCAATTGTTTGACTTGTCACCATCTTTGTGATTAACAGAATTTAGACCTTCAATTTTGGCAATAAAACACATAGCAACCAAGCGATGAATTTTATATTTAGACCTAACTTTATTGGTGTAAAGTCCTATACACAAATACCCCGTTTTATCTTTAAAGTGTCTAATAATTGATAAGGTTTTATTATTTCTTACCCTACCATAGTTACTCACCGAATAATTATTATTTGTCAATCCTATAGGTATCCATGTTTCCATCAAGCAAGGCTTTTTTTATTTACAGAACCCTTCATTTTGCGTTTGTAATCATCAAGAGCTTTATCCCATCTCCTTTTATCCATCTCACGAAGAATGTAAAGCACCGGGCTTTCCGGCTGAGGTGATTTAGTTATGTGTCTTACAATTGCCATCGTTAATTAATTTTCGTTTTATCAATAGCAAGACCTGCTTCTATAAGTCCGAATAAATCAAAGTGCTTGGATAAAAGAAATAACCATTCAATAGATTCGTAAAAGTTTATATTGTGCCTGTAATAATCAATCACCTGATAAGCTTTTGTTTGTATATCCGTAGGATGGCATAACCGCCAAACTTCAATTGCTTCTTCCTGTGTCATATCACTTAATGGGCGGAGGATTAGTTTACACTTAGTGAGTATTGCAAGCCAAAGAGATATTTCCTTGTGTGTATCATCAGAACTAATAACCATTTTATTTATAAAGCCATCAGGTAACATAACTTCACACCCTAAATACAAATGCAGGTAATCTTTAATTTCTTTGTTTTCCATTACGCAAGGGCTTTTTTATTTGAAAAATTTTTAGGTTGCTTTGGCCTGTCTATTATCTTAAAGCCTTCCATCATCCTGTCCAGATCACTTACTTTATAAAAAATCATTTTAGTACCTTTTGCATACACTGATATGCTCTGGCTCATTTCTCTAAAAAGTCTGTCGCCAATTCCGCAGTAAATGGCTGCCTCTTTTCTTTGCAGATATGCAGGCTGAATCTTTGTAGTGCGTGGTCGTTTTTTAAGAGTTGTCATTTCAAATAATTTTTTAAAAAGAGAGCTACCTGCTTGCTGCACAGGCAGCCCTTTATTTTTTATCCCTTTATATTCTGCTTTACTTGCCGCCGCCGGAGTTTTCTTATTTCGCTGTCATGAGCTAAAATCTTATTGTGCATGCTTTGCTTTTTTAGTTAACAATTGGTTTTCGGAAAAAATATTTAGTGTTCTAAAATTTTGTTTTTTCACTCTTATGAATTTCCAGATGACATGGCCTGCAATACCATTTAACATCCAGAGGTTTATTGTAATCTTCATGATGTGCTTCTGATTTTGGATTGTGGCAGTTTTCGCAGGGTTGCTTAGTAACTTTGCCTCGCCGTATGTAAACTCCTAAATATGACCTTGCACAATCTTTTTTCTTTTGCTCTGGATTTAATTCTGAATAAGTAGGTCGGTTTGCCCTCATCCATTCAGCATGGCATGGGTTGCAATATCTTTTACTAAGAGTTTGTAATTGATTATCACAGTTGCTACAAGTTGTCTTTATTGCCATTTTAATTTCATTAACCATTTGCAATTCTTATAAAAACCTATTATGTTTGCACTCCCTTTCTATCTGCTTTCAGCAGGTTCAGCCTCAATTAGTAATTCACTATCGTTGGTTATTTTTAAATATTCCTTTAGGGTTCTTAGTGAAGATGCCTGTGTAAGTTTTGGGTCGTTATTATTTAATAATTGAAGCCCATAAGAAACAGTAGTATCAAGTCCGCCCGGTTCATCCCCAAAAATCTTAGCGAATAATTCAGGCGATTTTCTAATCTTGTCAATAATGTCTTTTTTCAAAATCAACTCTGCCATATTCTTAATATTTTGTATTTTGTAATTGATATTTCTAATACAAATGTAAAACACATTTTCCAATTGTCAAAACATTTTTCCAATAATTTTTAAAAAATATTTTTACGTGTTAGAAAATGAAGGCCAGATTTTACGAAATCGCTTAAAGGGCACAGGCAAGAAAATGCCTGAAATAGCATCTATTTTGGGTATGACAAGGCAAAACCTGAATTATCATTTAAGGAAAGAGAAGTTAGATGACGCCTTTAAAAGATTGATAAATGATAAAGAAAAAGCTGTTTTCCAGTTGGAAAGCATTAAAAAAAAGGAAAGCGCAAGCAAAACAATTGGAGGAATGGCAGAAGACATTCTTTATTTAAAAGCATCCGAAAAAATTCAAGGTGAACTTCTGTGTAAAATTCTTGCCAAGTTAAATAAAACTACTTTGGAATTTGAATCTGAAGAGTTGGGAAAAAGTGTTTCGGCGGAGGCAAGCAGGCTTTTCGATGAATTGTAAAGGAGAATACAATTTTTTTCTTTTTTAATTTTTTCTTTAGCATTAGGTATGATTAAACGGATTAAAATAAAGTTACTAAATAAAATAGTACTATGTACTAAAATAATTAGTCATGCGGGATATTGGGCTGTTTAATCTTTGAGGGGCAGAAAGTAAATATACTTAGACAAACAAGTAATACTCTGTAGGAAATTTTCTATGATAAAATAATAAATACATGCAAAATTACAGACCGCAAAATCAGCGTTTACAATTACTTATCTGGCTCTTTAATTTGCCGGGTTTACTTTATAAAAAACTGGTTAAAAACAAAGAAAATTAAAGGCAGTGTTTAAACAATAGTAAAAAAATGAAAATCTTAACCCATTGCAAAGCCTTTACCAGACTGCATTTGAAGCCATTTGTTAATATACGTGTCGGGGTCACGAATATTAAACCGCTGAAACCCTTTACCAGTGCGGGTTTCAGCGTTTCGCTCTACGTAAAAATGATACTGCTATGTGGCATATTGATGGCCTATTGATGCCTTATTAATTAAAATTTGTTTACACAAAAAAACACCCGCAACCCTGTTTAAACATTTATGGATAAATTAAACCTTACTCCTACTATTAATCTTCAGCGCCGGGACAAAGACGGCAAGTGTGCTGTGAGAATAAGATCCACCATAAAACGTAAGGTTACCTACTATCCAACCAGTATAAGTGTTTTTCCTGATCAATTCAAAAACAGGGAAATTGTAAAGCATCCCAATAAAATAATTTTCAACACGGCTATCAGAAATAAGATGTATGAAATTGAGCGGGATTATCTTGAAGGAAAACTAACCGGCAAATCTAAAAATACTGATTTTTATGCCTTCTCTCAAAAAAAGATAACACAGCAAAAAGGTAAAGATTCTGTGGGTACCTGGAAGCACAAAAAAAGTTATCTGAATAAACTGCAGGAGTTTAAACCAGTTCTGCATTTCTCAGATGTTACTCCTTCCTTTATGCTTGATCTTGAAAATTATTGCAGGGCAAAAGGCAACAAGCCAACAACTGTATGGAGCACGGTAAAATTTATAAAAACAATGATCAATGCTGCGCTCAATGATGAAGTGATAAGCAGCAACCCGCTGAAAGGTTATAAAGGAAAAGCTTATGTCAATCCTGAGAGACAATATTTAACTGATGAAGAAATTGAGAAGATTGAAAACTTTGCAGCAACTTCCAAAAATAAAACGCTTGTAAAGGTGTCTTATTGGTTCTTGTTTGGAGTTTTTAGCGGTTTGAGATACGCGGATATTAAAAACTTTGATAAGAAAAAAATTATAGACGGCCGCATAATTTTAAGGACTGGCAAATCTGATATTGATGTAAGTATTAAAATTCATCCCAAACTAAAAAATGTTTTGGATAAAATAAGTCCGGATGTTTTTACCAATCAAAAGATGAATGATTACTTGAAGCATATTGCTATTGCTTGCGGTATTGAAAAGAATTTAACGATGCATATCGGTCGTCATACACATGCCGTTTATTTCCTCAATCATGGCGGCTCCATGGAAACACTTAGCAAACTGCTTGGCCACTCAAAAATAGGCACGACATTAATTTATGGCCGGATAACCAATCAGAGGATAGATAGTGAAGTGGACAGAGTTTGGAGTTAAAAAAGGCCGGTATAGAAATACCAGCCGCTTATCAAAACTAACTGCTTATGATAAAAAAAAGTTTACAAACCTTTCCAGTGAGGTAAATTTAAAACATCACATATCCTGTTATAATTATTTATTCTTTCAGATAGTCCGTTGAAACCGCCATTTACAATAAGACAAACCCACTCTTGCGGAGTGTAATCCTTATTACGAATTGTTGAATGAACCTTACCCTCAATTCCCATATCTGCATACTTGTTTAAATTTCTGGTAGTCCAATACCAAAAGGCTGATTGCATTGCGCCGGGATATTCGGCTAACTTTTCAGGGTTGTCTAAAAGAACATAAGCATCATTATAAAGATAATGGCTCACGGCTGCATAATTATTTCTGCCAGTAACTTGTATTAAGCCCCTGCCTTTAAACTTCATTCCGTCACCTTTTTGATTATTACCTAATGATAACCGGCCTTCATATTCTGCACCGCTGGCATATTCTGTAGTGGCTTTAAAAGCATTACTCTCATGTATTACTTGCGCAAAAAAACTTGCAATTCTTAACGGTGTATTTACTTCGTACTTATCAGAAAAAAGATTGAAGTTATCACTTACTACAGGCAATAAATTTGCATGTGTATTGGGTGAAAATCTTTGCAGTATGTCAGGTGTAATTGTCATTATGCGCTCATCTTATTTAAAACAGTTTCTAAAAAATCCTTCTCACTTTTGGTAAGAAGATTTTGTTTTCTTTCCGCAATCATTTTTTTGACATCTTTGAATAGATTGTCATAATAATCTACCCTATCCCGAAGATGTTTGGTTGCCTGCTTATACTCTTCAATCTCGCCTTCAAGTATTTTCTGTTCTGGTGTCATGCGGCTTTGGTTTTAGTTAAAACATTCCCGGTTTAAATTAATAGGCTTTCTCAATTCTTCTAAATACAACAATCTCTTTTCTCTCCAATTTGAAGTATCTCTTACACTCCCGCTTGTTGTATTATCGCCATCTCTTATTTCAAAATAAAAAAATCGCTCACCACGAAAATAAAATGGCTGAACCTCTGGCTGCCTTACTTTAGTAATACAGATATTGCCGGATAACGATACTTTAGTATAATATACTTTATTACAGGATTGCGTGAGCAATAAAAATATAAAACACATCAAAGGTTTCACGCAGCGGCTTGTTGTGATTGTAACCATGATTGATACATGCTTTCAGCCAGAGATGCAGCTTCGCCGAATGTTACCTTTTGCCCATCCTTTACCTGCTTTAAAAGTTTGTAAATTTTTGCCGCAACTGAAGTATAAAATTCTTCTTTCCTGTCTGTCGAAAATCCGCCAAAACTATCAACAATTTTTTTAGCCAATGCCTGCACATCCGCCTCTGTTGAGTTTTCATTTATGCCTTGCAAAAGCATTTCATCTGCTAAAATGATTGGCAGGTTCTTTCTTAAAATGGTTACAATCTCATTATCAATATTACCAGGGATAAGTCCGGTAACAAGATCAACAATGCCAGAATTTAAGCCATCTTTAACAGCTTGCGTTACATCAATTGCGGTTTGTAAAAAAGTGTGATTTGCATTGTGGAATAGGTCTCCTATCCATCCGAATAATTTACCAAAAAAGGTGTGGTGTTGTGCCATGATTTTTAAATTTTTATGATTAATAATTAGTGACTTAGTTTAATAAGAATATAAAGAATAATACCAGCGAATAAGAACATAGCAGCTATAATAAATCTCCATACATTTTTTTTCAAAGGATCATCATAAGGGTTATGCAATTTTCTTACAATAGCCTTTTGCTTGCGCCTCTTTGCTTCCATCTTCATCAGTTGGCAGAATGAAAGTCCGCTAAACCATTCACGATAATTTTTCATCTTTCGGATCAATTATTTTAGGCGCTTCTGTCTTTGTTGTAAAAGGCAAATCTGCACATGGCTTTTGTAAAAGAGTTCCATTGTCAGTTTCTATTACATGAGGATCCGCTACTGTTAATTTGTTCATCATTAATCCCCAGGCCGCAGCAAAAGCAACTATCTTTAAAACGATCTTCATACCATTCCCAGGTAATATTTCACTGGCATCAAATGAGAATGTTTTTTGCGCCCAATCAATCACAGTTGGGAGACCTGATAAGAGAAGCATTATTTTATTTATCCATCCCCAAACCTTAAAGAACTTTGGAGACCGGGCCTGAAACCTTACAAGGTTTTCTCTAAGCCATGCTCCTACATCTGATTGCTTTTGTGTGTCCATAATTTTATATTATATTGGTTACATCAAGTGCTGTGTGAATAATTATTTTTATGTTTCCTTCCTTGTTTAAAACAGGATAGCTTTCCGGTGTCCAGTATCTTATCTGAAATTCATCAGTGCCGGGAATTGGTATATCATACCTCACAATTGGCATCAAATCTTTTTGCTTTTTAGTGATTACATTCATCATACTTTGCATAAGAATATTTTCATTCCTCACCTCTCCGTTTGGGTTATCAGGAAATCTTTCAAACAGTCCATAGCCTACAACATCTTCTCTTTTCATTCCCAGTGTTTTTAAAAAAACATCAGAAATATCAACAATGGTAAACTTTGGCACATCAGGCGCAAACAAAATATAATTGTGCGCCAGGTACTCAAAAACTTCTTTATAATCTACCTCAATCATTTTGCTTTTTTACACCGTAAAATCCTCTTGCCGAGAAACTTAAAAGAGTGCTGTTATGGTCTCTTACCATTGTTCTCAACTCATCAATTTTTTGAACCATCATTTCAACCTTGCTATCACTTGCAGTTTTAATATTTTGCAAATCTTCTCTCACATCTGTAAGCCCTTCTGAAATTTCTTTATAATCAGAAAGTATTTCGGCAACCTGTTTAGTTGTTAAAGCATTATACTTCGCCAGTTCAATCTGGGAAGTGTACTCATATTGAATTTTTTTAAACTCCCGGTCAGCAAGCTCAATAACTTCATCTTTTTTTACCTTAGCCTTTTCAAGGTTGTTGGCTAACCACCACTGGCCATATTTTAACGCACCTCCAAAAAAGCTAACTATCATTATAAAAATTCCGGATAATTTACCCCAGTCTGTGCCATTCATGTTCTTGCTATATTTATTAATTCATCAAAAGCATCCTCAATCATCTGTGAACCTCTTTGCGCTGTTTCATAAAAAGCATCTATATAATGAATGTGATCAACAATTTCATTTATATGCGTTACCAACGTAATTATTAAAGAAGATGCAGATCCCTTTTCAATAAACTTTGAACCGTAAACGCTGTTCATGTAATCGATAATTTCGCTTTTATGACTATCCCCGCTAACCATTATAAAACAGCAATGCTTATTAATCTTTGCAATTTTCTTAACAAGTTCAAGTCCTGTTATATCACTATTTAATTTGTTGTCAACAATAACAATATGAACATCTTCCGTTAGTTCGTCAAGCAACTTGTATGGATCATTAAAGAGCTTATAATTTTTGAAGCCACTTTCTTTTAAGATGATGTCTATTAGTTCAGTCATTGCCGGATCATCGTCAACGCCTAATATTCTTATGTCTAATGGTTGTTTCATAATCAATTCCATTTACCTCCCTTAAGCCCTTGCGGATATTTACCTCCATTCGTTGCAGGAGGTATTGTACTTGCACCTCGCAAAGCAACATTTCCCGTATATGGTATCTCTATAAGAGGATTAATTGTTGTTTGAAAAACTGTGCCTATGGCATCCGTCCAAAGCCATGTACTTAGATTTGGAGTTGCATTGCTTTGTGTTGCATTAAAATCATTCCTGATAACCGAACCTGTGGAATAGTTTGTAAGCAGAGCATTAGCGTCGAAACCTGTTGCTGCCTTCCATCCTGTAAATGTGTAATAAGTTGTAGTAACCGAATTAAGAGTAATCCTAAAAGGCTGCGTTATTGTATTTAAAAATTCATAGTACGTGCTATCCCATGTTATAACTAATGGGATAACGGTTGTGTCTGAAAGAATATAAAAACTATGCACAGGTGCTCCCCATACAATATTTCTTTTTCCATTGAAAGTCTGTGGTAACGAATCAGTTGTTACGTTCAAATAAAAACCGTAGCTCAGAGGGTTTACAATTGTATTACCAGTCATAGAAACACCCCCGGTTCCTCTCCCTAAAAAAAAGCCGCCATCGCCTGTATTTTGTATCCAATTACTGTCTGCTATAAGACCAGCATTTAGATACTTTCCGTGGGTAGTCTGGGCATCACAATAAAGCCCGTAACTCAAACTATTTACCGGTGTTCCTGTTCCGCTTGTTGGTGTCCCTACATCGCCAATATAATTGCGCCTAAACCAACGGCCTGAGTGCGCCTCATTAACCGTAGCCGTTCCGCAATAAACAACAGCGCCATCATTTTTGTTTTGCAGCGCACTGTCAAAAACATTATATTGAAGTGTGATGCTGTCAGTAGGCAATACGCTTATAGAATTGCCCGGAATAATAACATCGCAATAACCCGATTTAGAAAAAGTGGAATACTCAACTAATAAATCTTTTGACGTTGCTATTAAAGCATTCCCGTTTCCGTCTCCATTTCGTCCAAGCCCAGGGATCAGAGATGTATTTTTTACATAACACCTTCTTACTACAGTTAATTGTGTATTATAGCCGTGATTAATGCCATTGTTAAGTGAATTGAGTATGCTATCATCCTGCATCAGCCACGATGTTGAGCTATTGATGTAAATGCCGGTATTACCTGTATTGTTAATAGTGCAATTCAAAATTTGAATACCGATATTACCGCCTGATGTAATGTTATGGTCATTGCACCCGCTAAAGTTGAGGTTAGAAAAAGTTATATAGTTTTTATTAATAGGAAGCGAGACATTATTATTTCTTGTTGCCACCTGAACATTAACAGGCGCACCGGATGAATAAACAGTTAAACGATTTGTAGATTTATCATAAAACCATTCGTTTTGCTGATCTAAAGTTGATAAACTGTTTTGAATGAAATATCCCCATCCGTTTTGAAGTGTGTAAGGGCTTGAAGTTGATAGTGTAAATTGTTTTGTGGAGGTATTAAATGATATGATTGAATCTGCATCAATTATCCATCGCCTTGTGCGAAGAACTGCCGCTGCGCCTGTCCAGTCAGGACTGGCTGATAAAGTGTTATCAGTGAATTGAGTTGTTCCTGAAACTGCTGTGCTTGTTGCCCATCCTGTGTTGGGTGTGCGCCCCATTCCTACAGGTGTACTACCATTAATTAAAACTATGTAAAGAGATGAAGAAAATACAGGCAGTGCTTCACTTTGCCAGATATTCGCACCCATGTTAGTCCATGTAGTAATTGTGTAGAATGATGACAAGATTGGTTTGTTGCCAGTACCATAAGCCCCGTAAACAATAGGGTTTCCGCTTGTTCCTGATTTGTTTATTAATAAAGTAGTATCGTTAAAATTATCCCCTCTGTTGAATAAAATTGAATCCCCTACAGCAACGGTATTATTTAAAGTTATCAGGTTGCATTTAGAAATTGTTCTAAAAGGATTACCAATTGAGCCGTTGCCTGTTACATCATTACCTGCATTAGCAAAATACCAGTTTGTTGCAAGCAAATGAAATTGCACCGGCTTCATCCAATCCATAAATGAACCGTAAGAATGAGCAATAAAGAATAATAATATCGTTAGTAAATATTTCACGGCTTTTTCATTGCATATTTAACCTGTAAAAAATAGTTGTATAGCTGCATAAATTCTTCATACTTTTTAGCAGAGAGATTGTCATATACAAAGCCTTTAAAATCTTTTAAAGATGTTACCTGAACTGTGCTGTCAATGAATTTTGATACCTGCAATTCAAGTGCTTTTTGAATAGCAACTGAATCAATTGTTACAACTGGTTTGTTTTTTTGCGCAAAGGCAAGTGAGATTAATAACGATAATGTGATAATTGTTTTTTTCATATTTTATTTTTTAAAAACCATACACCTGAAATTGGGTCGTACCTCCATGATATACACCCGGATGCTGATAATGATATTGTATTATTAATTGCGCCGGCAGGCAATCCCATTGGAATTGCCGTAGTTAGTATGAGGTTAGTAATTCCGAAAAAAGAGGCAATAGTTAATGTTTGAGAATCTGCCGGCGAGGTCGGCACCACATAAGTTAAAGTATCAACTAAAGCATTAGAAGAAGCATAATGAGAAACAAAAACATCTTGTTTTTCATCAAGGATTGTTACTGTTCCTGAAATTTCAGGCGACGGCTGATTATATAAATTTCCCATATTAAAAGTTTAAAAAGTTCCTGTTACATCATAAGTAGTTCCGTTGCTTGTTAATACTATTCCTCCATACTGCACGTTTAAAGTTTTTGTACTTGAAGCATCCATATTAACACCGCTTACTGTGATAGTTCCTGATCCTGTATTTTTTATTATAAAAGTGCTGCCTGCGGGTGTAGCTATTAAAGTGACAGTAAAAGTTCCATTACAGGGTAAGTAAAAATCATTTGCCGTAATAGTGTAGTTCGCACTTTTGGCGGCATACTTATATTGCATACCTTCAAAACGAGAACCGCCAATTACCCACAACGCTTTTGCAATACCACCGTTATTCGTAGGTGCAAGACCTGTCGGCGCACCGTTTACAATTAAACTCGCTTCATCAGCGATTGTGCCTAAAGTTCCTGCTGTAAAAGTTGGAGCATTTATAAGTACATTATATCCGTATGGATGGCTACCTGCACCTGTTGATGTGGTGTTTGCAACCGCCCCAAAAATGGCATTACCTATATTAAAATTTGCATTAGCTACCGAGTTAGTACCCCCATTAAATGCCGATCTAAACATTGTGGATGTTGCACCCCCCGCCAGTAAACCAGCAGCGCTACTGGTTGCACTGGCTGTGCCAGCCGCTGCGCCAAAATTTGATGCCTGAGTTGAGCTGCTTGTTGCCATACCTCCATCTGCCCTTAGCAGTCCCGATAAAATTCTTAATGCTGCGGTTTGGCTTATTATTACATTGCTTCCAGATACAGGCGGCCCTTCAATTGTAAATGTAGAGCCTGATGTGAAAGTTGTTGATGAACTTGCAGCAACAGTAGGTATTCCTATATCATGTACGGTCATATTTGCAACCGTTCCTGAACTGGAATTGTCTGTATAAGTAGCGGCTGCATACCTTAATCCTATTCCATTTGTAGTCCATGCTGCTGCTGTTATGTTACCCGCCAAATGAAGTTGAGATGTTGGTGATGCTGTGCCGATGCCCATAAAATTTAATGCGCCATCATAAGCAGATGCGCCAGATGCTCCTAATATGATTTTACCTTTAATTGCATTTGATGTAGATACTAAAGTTAAATTACCACCTGCATTTATATCACCTATTACAGATTGTCCACCAGCTATACCAGTTGACAAATCAACCGTCCATGTTCTTGCTATCGTTCCATCAAAATTACCACCAGATAAGCCAGTGCCTGTTGAGTGTGTCAGAATGGATGCTGCACTCGTCCCAACATCGTTCCATGTATTGTCAGACGTTCTAAACCACCTGTATCTATGAGTAACATTATCATAGACCAATTCACCATCTTCAGGAGAAGATATTGCATTTGTCTGCGCTGTTGTCTGAGAGGCCAGAATAACTCCTTTTGTTGTGGCATTTACAACAAATTGAGATGAAGGGTGTGAGCCAGCACTATCATTTAGAATTAACTGCTTATTGCTTGTTAGCCGCATCACTTCTTGAGTATAAGCAGATGGATATTTGATTTTAAAAGTCCAATCAGTAGTTTCCGCAGCAGTGGTATATACTTGGTTTTTTAATCCCATGTACGCCATGACAATATTGTTGTTGGCGTTATTACTTAATCCAAAACCTACGGAAGCAGTATCAATGATTACCTCCGATGAGTTAAGTCCTCCTGTTGAAACTGCCAATTGAGGTGTATAGCTGGCTGAAGCATTTGATATTCTTGCAGAGCCTACCGATGCTACTGTAGATGTCCCAACCCTTAAAGAGGGAGTGGTAAGTGAAAATGATACACCTATGGCGGCTAAATTACTCAGTTGCCTTGATGATTCATTTAATATAGCCCCAAATACATAATTACTTGTTCCTTTAGTGGCATTTCTTGTACCAGATATATATCCATTTTGGCTTGCATTTAAGCCAAAGAAAATTGAATCTGTTCCTGCAATACCTGTAATTAAATCATTTGCAAAGTGTGTTATAGAATCTGTTGCAGTTCGTGTAAGGGTTATTCCGTTACCGCCCTGTTGAGCGAACATTTTAAACTTTAGTCCTTGCTGAACAAAAATATTAAAGATACCTGCGCTTACTGCAACACTATCAAGTTCTGCTATGTTTGCATTATAGATAGTTGTATCTAATTTCGCCCCTATTAGCGGACCAAAAACACCCCTGTAATAATTTTCAGTATGATGTCCCACTGCTAAATAATTACTGTCTAATCCGGTTCTCCATGTAGGAGCAGCAGTTGAACTTCCTGTTGCAAGAACATTATATGCAGGATGTGTTGCAAGGGTTTGAGTGATAGTTGCAGTGTGTCCGCTATAGCTAAATGTTGCAGGGGAAGTGTGTATAAGCCCTGAATTATTAAAAACGATATTATTTACATAGGTTGCTGATGTGTCAAGTTTTGAAGCAAGCTTTGTATTTACTCTATTGCTGTCAGCGAAGGGAGGAAAAATATTTGTAGGGTCGGCTAAGTTTTTATTTATAAGCGTTTGATTCGTCTCAACTGTAGCCATTGTGCCTGATGTAGGCAGGCTTATATTTGTGTTCCCGATTGAGGTAAATGTGACAGCATTAGCTCCGTTAAACGCAATATTTCCACCCATAGTAAGTGTAAAACTTCCGTTATTAATGCCTGTACCACCTCTGCTGGGAGGTATAATTGAAGGAATCAATGACTTCACCTGATTGCTGTCAAATACAGGTAAGGGAATTGCGCCTAAAGTATTTGCATGATAAGTTGTGCCATTTACGGTAGCGCCTTCTGCAACTGTACCTGTTACATTTGGTGCTTCTAAAACCTTGTCAGTTGTTGTTATATTATCTGCATATAAATCAAAATGTCTGCCTGCTGAATTACCTATCTCTAATTGGCCTGTTGCATTGTTGGCTTGTATAACAGCATAAGGTTGTCCGGGCGTATTCCTCGCATAATATGAACCCATAGTATAGCCACCATCTATAAAAATATTACTGAGTGCATTATTACTCCTTCCTAATATCGTTTGAAGATTATTTAAGTTATTTTGATAACCTGTTACATAACCTGCATTGCCGGTGCTGTCTGATTTATCTTTCTTTAGTCCGAGGTTTGCATAAATAGTTGTTGTGTCCTGCGTGTGTGCAGATACAGAACTATCAACATATTTCTTTGGAGTTAGAGAATTATTATCTAAAAGCGAATTGAAATTGTAGGTGTATTTAATCGGTTTTGTGCTGGTAATTTTTCCGTAAGGATTAAAATTAAAATTGCTGTCAATATTTAAAATTGAATTGTTGCCTGCCTTCTGATATTCTAAATTGAAGCCGCTGTTTAAAGTTGCGCCGAAATAAATATGCCCGGTGTTATCAGCCGTTGATATGATATTATTAAAATCAGTATTTCTGAAATAGTAGGTACCATTCAGGGAATTATAAATTTGAAATTGAGGCGTGTTATCTATTTTGAAATTATAACCTGCTGCATCAATTATATTGGGTTGAGTAAGAGCAGGATTGGATGTAATTACTGCCTGCAAGCCGGGGGTTCCCGGGGAGAAGGCCGCTAATTGGTCAACAACCCATTTTTTATTTACAAGGCTGTTATCAGTAAATATTCCTGATAAATCAGTCTTATACTGCACCGGGTAAATAGCCGTTAAATTACCGGCATTATTAAAGTAAGCTGATAAGCCACCGTTCTTTGTGATAACTCTTAAAGCTGAATCAGAAGCGCCGTTGGTGTTGGCGTTCAATTCGAGATAGTCATCCGTTTTTATTTGTAAAGGCCTGTATGCTTTTGTAACAATCTGGCAGATATAATCTGAAACAAAATTCATCATATCCGCCCCGGATGCTGTATTAGTAGAACCTAATTTCATAACAGTACCGGACGGGCTTGATGTGACTGATAACGGCGGATATGCCGTTGATCCTGATATTATAGAAATATTGCCGTTTGGTGTGTGCGTAATATTTATGCCTTTATCTCCAATTTTTAAAGTGTCGGTGAATGTTTTTTTGCCGGTGATAGTTTCCGGGCCACCCAAATGAACTAAAAGAGAATCGTAAATTGTAGATTTTACTGTGTCATAAGGGAACGTGTTTGAGTGAGACAATCCATTACCAGTAATTATTTTTGCCGATTTGAATTTCTGAGCAGTATCTATATACTTGCTTAAATCAATTATCTTTTGTAAGTCCGTGTTTAGCATAGATGCCGAGATGGCCCTGGTGCCATTGGTTCTAATTGTTGTATCTACCGCGTAGCGGGTTTGGGTGATCTTATCATCAAGTGTTTGAGCGCCGGCATGATAGCCTGCAGCAATCAAAAGTAAAATCAGTAATTTTTTCATTTTTATCCTATTAAAAAGTCAGCACTAAAATCTTCATTAAAATCACCACCTTCAAACACAGGTGTTAATTGCCCGCTACCTTTAAAATCAATGGTAAACACCGCCATGCTATCTATATTTCCCACATAAGAACTGCTTGTTATAAAGCAGGCTCCTTCTTCTGAATAAACACTCCCCTCATCATCCGTGTATTGAAATTTTAACAGCAATAATTTTTGCGCCATTTGAATTGCGCTTAGCTCCTTTATAGTAAGCTTGCCCGCTTCATTAAAAGAAACCACACCATCACACGACCCGCTAAAACTGTTTTTTGTTGGTAAAAATGTTGCCCATTTGCCTGTACCTGACACGCTCGTTTCTATGCTGTCTGTTACTTTTGTCAGGGTTAAGCTGCTGGCACATGCGTAGCCCTTCCATGTGCCGTCTGCTGTGTCAAAGGCAAGAAGAACAACGTTTTTTCCACGTACAGTCATTTAGATGCATATAAAAATTCAAAGGTGTAATAATACAGCAGGTCGCTGTCTTGCTCAGTATCTTTATACATCTCATAAAGGGTTCCTGAAGCATGGTTATTTCGGTAATCAATCTCTAACCTGCCAAATACAAAGTTGAGGTCTGCGAAGTAGGTGTACCTGCAAACTGAGAGTAAAGAAAGATGATCACCCGCTAAGGAGCGAAGGCCGTAAAAAGTACCTTCAAGCAGGTTTCTTGGCACTCTCCTTAAAAACAAATTTTCTGATGTAGTTATTTCGCCAAGTTTCTTCTGTTCTGTTCTTACAGCCCTTTTCCATAGGCCGCAGCGTTTTTGTAGCACACCTGATTTTTCATTCAAAAACAAAGTGCCTGATATAGAGTTTCGCGGCGAATTGTCAATATAAATTTCATCTGCCTTATTATTCTTTGCATTGATGTTTTGAGATGAGGTATGAACCTGCCCTGTTATCTTAGTGCTTTGGTTTATCATTGGCTGATAATCCAGGCGTATGTCGCGGTAAAAAGTTCCGTTATCAGTTCCGCTTACATCCATAATGGATAAGCCGAAATACAAAAGACCGTCAAATGGCACGGTGCCATTTAAATCGAAAGTATGTGTTTGATTAGTATTGTCGCCCGGCTGTACAATTGCATTCCATCCCAGAACATTTCTCCATGCGCCCGACTCGTCTAAAAATTTTGTTTGCGTGCCGTCAGTAATTTTAATACTAAAAATGCCAGTCACGCTCCCTGACTGGCTGTCAGCAGTTTGAACTGTGAATGAGTATGTAAAAACATCTCCCATGTTGGCCTGAATGGGTGCTGATTCAATATAAACCTGCTTTAATACAGCATATCTTTCAATCTCATTGCCAAGGTTATCAGTAACAACTCTTATGAAATATGTTGCACCAGTATTTGCTGAAACAATGTGCCACCACGGCATTGCATACTCTTTTACATTATGCAGGTTAACGCCACTCCCAGTTGTATAAGAATTTAAAAGAGTGCCTAACTGATTAAGAGCGTGATTCCTTAAAAGCTCACCCGGTTCTTTATAGTTAAAAGTTTCTTTAGTAAAATTATAAGGCCTGGTAATCCTTTGCAGCAACCCCGTTTCAGCTTTGCTTTGTTCATCTTTGCCTATCAAAAATTTAGGCCAGCCGGCAAATCTGTATCCGCTTTCACTATAAAATACATGGTCTAAAAAATTAAAATTCTCATCATAATAAAACCCCGGAATATTAAAATCATAATACCGCATTTCATCCCACCGTACAATGTTCCATCTGCCTTTAGCCTGAAATAAAGTAAGATTGAACCGCTGCAATACTTTGGTTAAAACAGTATAGCAATCTTCATAATTAGTATCAATTAAAAAAGTTTGCGGATCAATAAATGTTTGCTCTAAAAAGCATTTGTTACTGTCCTGTGTTACTTCATTTATGTTAGCATAAACAATTGTTTTCAATTTTAATCCTGTTGCGCTTAAGCACAATTTTACTACTGTCAGCAGGCTCATTAAATCATTCAATAAAATATTCCTGAACACTCCCAAGGTGCCGGATGTAGAGGCCACGTTTGCAGGATGTTCTACGAGGTAAGCATTCCAAAAAGTGCCACCATTAAATAAAGATTTAACCTCATAAGGCCCGGCGCCGTTCACGCTTATCTTATCGCCCACAAATAAACTGCTACCAAAGCCTTCACTTACAAGTAATGCAGAATTTCCAGCATATTCGTTTATTTCATAAGTCTCCGGGCTGGTAAAAATAAGGTCATAGCTTGCCGGCGCTTTATTAAAAGCAACATCTTTAAGCAACCCTAAATTATCAGTGGCAGACAAAGTAATTTCATGCGCATAATCTACCATTATCTCGCTGCTGTCATCCTGCACTATAAAACCGTGAAACAAAGGCAGATCCGAATTGTCTCCAAAGTGCCAGATAAGGTCAACTTTAAATTCTTCATCATCTGTACTTAAGAGATCACTCAATTTTATATTGTTACCCTGGTTAACCAAAGTAATTTCTAATGAGCTTCCTTTAATCGGTGCTTTAGGGTCATCCGTTTCCCACCGGTGAACAGCAGCCACAGCGCCGCCTGTTACATTTATAGTATTGCCATTATAATTTTTTTGAAAAATCTGTAAAGAATATTTAGGGAAAACTGTATCTACCCGGTCAAACTCACACAGATATTTTAAAGCGTTTGGGATAAGTATCGGCGCCGGCGGTTGTGGTATTGGCGGCGGTGTAACAGGAGTACTGCCTGAATCCTGAACGGTTATTGATGAAATAGTACTAATTTGTTTAACTGTATATTCCGCAGTATATAAATTATCCCGATAGTCTGTACTTGTACTGTTAAATAAGCCTGCGGCTATTGTAGCGGCATTTTCGCCGGGTGCGGCTGTGTAGGCCGAAATAACAGTAGGAGAAGAGTAACCGTTAATTATACCATTAATGGTAATCACCGTTTCCACGCTTACCGGTGGGCCGGAGACGGATATTAAAAATTCTGCGCCTGATGGAAATGAATTAACTGTCATCAATCATAAAAATAAATTAAAGCTTAAGCTATAATTTGCAGGTTCGTATAAAGTAATTTACTTTAGATAAATGAAAAAATATATACTATTTCTGCTGGTTATTGTTTCTGCAAATGCTATGGCTCAAAAGAAAGGCGATAACACAATAATTTTACCCTACACTTCTTTATCTCAGATAAAAAACGTTCTTTTCCAAAACGGATATTCAACAAATTCTGATACTGTTTATATAGCAACATCTTCTAAAGAATTAGCCAAGGCTGCCATGTCTGTAAAGCTGATGATTTTAAGAACAGATACCGCCACCTTCATAAAAGGAATGACAAAATCAACTGTATCACTTTATTTATCATCCGTAAAGTATGAAGATGATTTTTCCCAAATTTCTTTTATAGGAATGAAAGGAAGCTCCTACAGAAAAGTATGGGAAGAAATGGATAGAATAGCAAAACTTTTATCTTCGAATCTTATTTATATAAAACAGTAATTAACCGTTTCTTGAAATTTGAGACTGCGCCCTTTGAACTGCAGCAACTAATCTGTTCCCCTTTATTTCAAAGTCTCCATAAATTTCTATAGCTTGCCCGCCGCCAATGTTTGAACTCCCTACGCTTCCGCCCGTTGCAAATTTTTGAGGAATAAACCCGTTGTTCAACATATCAAAAAATGATGAGCCGAATTTAGCCACGGTATCAGCTTTTATCACATACTCACCACGGCTTAACCTTGCAAAAATGCTGTCTGATGTAGATGAGCCCGGCCCATTGATATAACCACCTGTTGCAAAGCCGGGTGCCACTTTACCTACCTGAGATTTGATGATAGCACCCAAAGCTATTAACCCAACTCCAACGGCAATTGAGGCCACCGGGTTTGCTAAAAGCTTTTTAAAGGCGCTCTTTGCAATTTGAATTTCAATTGCAGATTGTATTAAAAATTTACCAAGATTTTTAAGCTGATCTCCTACGGATCCAAATATACCATCAAACAAGCCTTTAAAAGAATCTTTACCGCCGCCAATAGCATTACCGATTGATTCGCCAAGGCTTGACAATGCATCAACATTAATTGCCTTTAACGAATCACTTACCTGCTTTTGCAGTTCAGCCATTTGCTTGGTAACTATTGTGGGTAAAGGCTTTAAAGTGTTTGCTAAATCTGAAGGCTTTGGCGGTAACAAAGAAAGGCCAATATTAATCTTAGCATCTTCGGGTTTCTTAAAAATCAGCTTTCGTAAATCATCCCTTTCTTTTAAATCAGCAATTTTAAATTCTAAATCTAAAACAATAGGGCTTTCTGCTGTCTGTTTAAACTTATCAACTAAAGTATGAATTGTACTCTCTACTGCTGATACTTTTTCTTTTACTTTATCGGTTTTAAAAATTAATTCTTCCTGGGAGATAAGGTCGAGTTGCCTTTGAAGTTTTACAAGAACATCGTTTATAGTTTCTGCCTGCTTTGCTACTTTTGGCTTAGCGTCTTTATGTTTATCCTGATCTTCAACTGCTTTAGCAAGCAAGGGAAGGCTGGCAAATTTCGTAAGAAAATCAATTTGAGACTGAAGCGATTTTGCGTTTGCTTTATTTTGGTCTAAATCTTTTTGGGTAGCAGCCTTTTTATACAGCGCATTTGTTTGATCAAGTCCACGCGTTTCTGCATCCCGGCTATCTTTAAGATTTGCTTTGGTATTCTCCAAATCAACCTTCCTCATATTCTGAAGAATCTTAAAATTTTCCTGCTCGTTATCAAGTATTTTGCCAGATAAATCCTCAATCTTGCTCAGTGCCGCTCTTGCTTTTGCATTAGCAATAATTGACAGGGTAGCATTGTCATAAGCAGTTTTGGAATCCCCGTTTAGAATACTCTCTGTTTTCAGATTTTTAAAAAAATCAGGAAACTCTTTTTGTAATCCTTTCACAGCAGCAAGCCTATCTTTCATTGAAAGATTTACATTAGTTGCGGCATCATATAGTATTTTTAAATCCGCGGTTTGTTTCCCGGCATCTTTGTTGGCATCTTTTAATACATCGTTTAAATTAGCCTGATTTACCTTTAATTGCGCGGCTGCATCTGATACCTTATTCATGCTTGCAAACCATAGGCTAAAGGCCTCAATTACCGGACCTGAGATAAGGCTAACAAGTCCCGCAATACCAATACCAGGTAATATGTAAGCGAGTTTTCTAAGCCCGCCCCAGACTGAACTAATACCGCCAGCGAGCCCTGTGCCCGCCTTCTCAGCAGTTTTCATTTCTGTAACTGATAATTTCAGTGCAGTAGTGGTATTTGCCAGTTCAGTTTTTGCAGTAGCAAGTGATGTGCTTAAAGTATTTGAATTGGCTGAAAGCCTTACAATTTCTTCTCTCAGCGCTGCCGCTGCACTCTTACCATCGGAACTATTTTTATTTAATTTTTGGAGATTTACCGCCGCTGTAGTTAGCTCTTTTTCATTGAGCCGGAGCGAAGTATTAAGATCATTTATAACGACCTTTAACTGGCCCTGATTTTCTGTTAACTGGCCTACCTTGGCTTTTGCCGCATCTATCTTTGAAAGAAAGCCGGTAATATCAGCGCCGACCGTTACCTGCATATCTTCCATATCACTTCATTTTATGGGCTTTTTTAATTTGCGCCAGTAAGTCTTTACTTATTGTAAATGTATCGTGGCTTATTACTTTATCTGATGATAGCGGCAAAAATTCTTTAAGCGAAAGAGGCTTTTGAACAAGGCTTTGGTGAATCTTAAATAAACCCATCCTTAAAAAAGAAAATTGAACATCCTGTTTATCTTCATAACCCATGACCTTGCAGTAATTCACATAAGCGCTGTTGGTGTAATACTCCCTTTCCGTCATGCCTAATACACCAAAGAAAAATTTATGCGTTTCAAATAACTCTAATTCTACTTCTTTACTGCTTTGCTTTTTTTTTCTTTTTCTGGCTTTTGAGTGATTATAGATTGATACATCTGCGTTCCTGTAAACACTGTTGAAACTTCTTTAATAATTTCAGCAGCATTGGGCTTTATGTAAATTTCATCTACCCAGTCACAAACATCCTCAAAAGTATAATCCGGGTGTTCTTCTTTTACAAAACTGTTACCTCTTAAACCGCCATAAAATAAGGCATACACATTTTGAATATCAGAATCAGGATTGCTCTTTGTTCTTATTATTTCAAGAGCAAGCTGGTTAAATTTTAACCCACGTTCTTTGCCGCCTAATTCTATTTTAATATAACTCATTAAGGTATAATTGTAGCTACAGGAATTGAGAAGCCGGAGCCAGTACCGCCAATATTAGCAGCCAAAGCAGTAAGTGTATTACCCACCACATAACCAGATCCACCGTCATCCAAAATACATGCTGTTACTGAACCGCCTGATACGGTTATATCTGCAGTTGCGCCTAAACCCGCCCCGCCTGTTAATGGAACATCTGTGTAAACACCGTTAGTATATAAAGTACCTGCTGTAATGCTTCCAAGAGTAGCAATTGCACCGCTGGCCTCTACTTTTGTAATGTCACCAACTACCTGGAACTGGCCCTGAAAAGTAGAGTTTCCGGCGCCGTATGTATCTGAAAGAGAAGTTAAAAACCCTTTGCCTGAATAAGTAATATCATCATCCTGCGGCAAGGCTACCCCTACTTTCCATCCAAATATTGCTTTAACAGCCCAAAGATCATGCAGGTTAGCGCCGCTTATTCGTCCGCTGGCAGGATCCCACATTTGCACACCATCAAAGGTCACATCAGCTTTATTATCACCCGGTGCAGATTTTAAACCGCACTGCGTAGCCGTTTCAATACTCGTTGTTGTTCGCTGAATCGATTTTGTGGTTAAACAAACAAGTGTGCTGTAGTTAGTGCCACCCGTGGGGTCAATGAATAAAAATATATCATTGCCATTTATTTCTCTTTCCATCTTAAATTAATTTGTAGTAAAAATAATTTAAAGACTATCTTATTTTTGGCTGTGTTGTATAAAGTATTACCGGTGAAAGATGCTATGCTGAAAAGTTAGCACCCGATCAACATACTCCCTGGTATTATTAATGTTGTAATTCTGCGTAAAGTCGCCAGAAAGTTTTGTTGTTACACATTGAAGATTATCAGTTAATTCAAGAGCAGTTTGTCTGTCAGGATAAATGGCCATTAATACAAGCCCGGCAATAGCATCAGCCGCCGCACCGTCATTATATTTCTCTTTAAATGTGTGAATCGTTACCCGCATAGATGTTGATGTATCTGCTTTGTATTGAGAAGAAGTATCATTATTAGTAATGCCGCCAAATACAATATAATTTTCATCCTCAATATTATCAGGCGCTTTTTGATAAAAAACAGGGATAGGCACATCATTATATTTCAGCACCGATAAGGCAGAATTGTAAGCCACTCTTAAAGGATAATTTACATCTCTCATGTAAAGTAAAAGTAAAATCTTAATGTTTTTTGTTCAATAAGTTTATACTTAAAAACTATTTGGACCTTCCACTTAATTCAGCCCGGCCAACAGGCTATTCAAAAAAAACAAATATGCGACTAATTATATAACTTGCAAATTATAAGTACTTGCCCAAGCGCTTAATTTGAAGGTAAAAAAAGTCTTTTAGTAGATAACAAAAATACTACTAAATGACAAAGTTTTGCCTAATTGGGCTAATATTTTTTTCTTGCAATATTTACCGAAAAATCCCATCTAAAATGTCAACTGTTCATCCCAAGCATGAATACAGAATTGGTGATACAATTATTATAAAAAATAAGAAATACTGTGTAATAGATGTGAGAATGTAAAGGGATTTTATCTACGTATGATATTGAAAGATTGCTCAAAAACCAGCAATCTTGCTTCGCTCTCAAAGACATTTTTTATTTTACTTTTTAAGCCAGCCGGCCAAGCTATGCAGCTCCTATGAAAGCTGATTTTTTGCCGCATACGCTAAATTAAAAAATCACTTTCCAGCCAGTCTCTCGGCTAACCTGAGTAACATAATATTATCTTATAATCAAGGCTCTCATACTCTGATAAATAAAGAACGTTCGCTGTTATGATTTTTTAAGTAGCAAATAATTATAAAGGCAGATGGAACTACTTAAAAAATCATAACAGCGAAGCGGAAATTCAAGCCTCACTTATAAGAAACCATTATGTTAAACAGGCACTACACAGCCCCCAAAAAAGTAAAATAAAAAAGCCCGCGCCACTGGTTTTTATTATGTAGAATGTATATTGTGGAGAATGGGAATTTATAAACTATACTTGTTTCTTTTACTGCTTTCACCTATAGCCTCTTTTCCTCAAATAAAAAGAATAAATAATATTAACGTGAGCCTTAAAAACCTTATATCAGAAACATCCAAAATTATGGATATTTTGCACATAAGTAAAAGGGTCAATTTAAAAAAAGATTCTCCATCCATAAACGTTCTTATAGATAGTACCGTCCTTCCATTTAATGCGTTTTTTGGCGGATTACATAAAAATGAAAGAGGTGTTATAACTCCATCAGGCAACCATGCTTTAAGGTACTACAGATATCCTGCTATAAGGATGAATCCGCTTTTGCATTTAATAGTTTCAAAGAAGAAAGATACTACTGCTTTTGTCAGGCTTAAGGCAATATCAATTTTTGTTCACGAATTGGTTCATTATTTACAAGCTACTTGGTGGGTACACAACATTACTGTAACCTCGTATGATCAAATGGAATCTTATATATCTCAACCTGATGAATTTGAGGCTTATGGAGCAGAAGCATATTTCCTTTTAAAATATTACAATGAAAAATTATTAAGTAGTATAATGTACTCCAAAAACACACAAGAAACAAAAATGAAATTATTAATCAAATCATACTACTCAACCGTATATCCGTGGAGAGCTAAAATTTTTTAATCTTTACTTATTATACTATCAGGATAAATACAAATATTATACATAACGGTATCCATTCTGTTTATATTAATGGTATCGCATTTTACTAAATGTAAAGGCCTATGACACTTCTTTGAAGTATTGCAGCTTGTTAAAGTAAAAAACACAAACCACCGGAGGGAAAAAAATTTTCATTTGTTCAATGAATTAATATGAGTAATTTTGTTACTCATTTAAACCATTAAACCTTATGATATTAATATAATTGCAGGCTGCTAACGCAGTCTGTTTGTGTTTTATAAAGGTAAGAAAATAATTTTTTCCCATATCCTGTTTTTTTGTACTTTGTACAGGATTTCAAAACTAAACAATCATGGCTAAGATTCTAATAGTTGATGATGAGCAAGACCTTTTATATGTTGTAAAAATCCTTTTAACAAAAGAAGGTTTTGAAGTTATAACACATTCCACTTATTCAAATGTTGAAGAAATTGTACTAAGGCATTCTCCTGATTTAATTCTTTTGGATGGAGTGATTCACGGAGGTTCAGGTCGGGAAATTTGTAAAGAACTCAAAAAAAATTACCCTATACCAGTTGTATTGTTTTCAGCACATAGCCCAATTTCAAAAACCTATAAAGATTACGATGCAGACGGTTTTATTCAAAAGCCTTTTGATATACCGGACTTTATAAATACTATTAAGTCATACCTCAATTAATAGTTTTAGGTTATCGGTTTAAGTTGTCTACCTTACTGCTGGTTTTCACAAGTATAGCGAATTTTTAAGGGAGGTGAATCTTTATTCTGCCTCCCAATTTTTTTTCACTCCCCCTTGGTATAATGCCTTGATTACTCACCATATTTTAATTTAATAGAATTATTTATTACCTTTCTTTTCTCATAGACCAGTTAGTTTGGTATATAACCGAGGGCGAATTTTTATTCTGCCCTCCTGTTTTTATGTTGTAAGATTGGTATATTAGCGAATGGAAAGAAGGAAGTTTATAATTACCGTGAAGCAAAGGATTATTCTTGGACTTGTAGGCCTTTTCTTCACTTTTGCTATTGCATATATTAAAGGATGCTTTAATAAAACGGAAGCTAAAAAAATGCCAGTAGTCAATTCTCATATTAGTAATTATCAATCGAGCATCGGTCAACAATATAATGCGGGTAGAGATATAGTATTTTCTTCGCCAACCTCAAAGGTTGATACAAACACCACTAATCCATTGTTAACCAAAGTGCATACAGGGCAAAAAAACCAAAGAAAATTTAACAGCACTAAAAAAGATACTCTAATTGTTAACAATGGTTTTATAAATAATGGAGGAGTTGGCAATACGTATAACCAAACAATGAACCCTCCTTCGGAACAAAGGCACTTAAGCCCACTGGATAAAATTTACCTTGATACTGCCTTTTCTCCTAACTTAAAATTTTTCTTATTAGATGTTTACAATTTTGACAAGGAAAGTTTGAACTTATCAAATGAAATAAGTAATTACTTGGAATCAAAAAACTATACACCAATGATGCGGCAACCAGAAAATATTCTTGGCGGAGTTCCGAAGGATAGCTTAGGCAAAATTAATATTATAAAATATGATGGGAGTTTTAAGATAATTATTTATCCATTGAAATAATTTTTACCCAAGGATTAATCCTATTACAATGCCAATTCTAATTGCTTTCACTATAAGTCTATAAGGGATACCAAATAACAATTTTAATTAACGCAGTCAGTTTTAGAACGGTAAATTTACCACGTATGATATTGAAAGATTGCTCAAAAACCAGCAATCTTGCTTCGCTCTAAAAGACATTTTTTATTTTACTTTTTAAGCCAATCGGCCAAGCTATGCAGCTCCTATGAAAGCTGATTTTTTGCCGCATACGCTAAATTAAAAAATCACTTTCCAGCCAGT